CTACTTGCCTGGACGCTGCAGGTCTGCGATGGGCACGTCTGGGAGCTGCATCTGCCAAGCTTCTGCCTGCTTAGCCAGCAGATCCGTGTGAAGTTGCTCGTATTCGTTCATCAGTTGTGTGTACAGGGGGCTGCGTACGTCTAGAACTGGGTTAGCAGCCACTTTTGCGTTGTGCTCAGCTATCTCTTCTTGAAGTTTGTTCCAGTCTGCCAGCCACTTCGACTGGTCCGAATTGGCAACTATATCTTTTGCCGGGTCATCAAGGGGTGCCTGTGATTGCGTCGGGCTTGGCTGTGGTGTTGACGTGGGCGCCTGCGCGGGCGGCGACGCAGCCTGGGGCGGGGAGCCTTGGACGACTACCCAGCCATTGGGGCTATTCCACCACGACAGACTCGGGTTCCCATTTGGCGGCCCTGGGGGCGGCTGTCCATTGACCCAGCCTGGCGGCCATTGCCCTGCGGGCCAACCCTGAGGAGGGCTACCGGGTTGCCCAGGGGGCGGCACCGGTGGCGGGTTGGCCGGAGTGGGTAGCTCGGGGGCCGGGCCGCTCATGTTGGTGTAGGTGCCGGACATTTGGGTGGCGATCTGCGAGCTCTTGGACACTGTTTGGGCGGTGCCTTGCTGGGCGGCTTGTTGTCCTGCTTGTTGTGATCCGCGGCGGGTAGCGGCCACGGCTAGATCGGTGGGGTCGATAGGGTTCTTTTTCGGGGTATCAGGGTGTTTCGGCGGCGCCTGTTCGGGCTGTTTTTGAACCTGTTGCGGTTGTGGCTGCTGGCCGGATGGAGGTTGTTGTGGTGCCTGCTGTAGGGGCTGTTGAGGTGGTTGCTGTCCGGCAGGGTTTTGTGGTGCCTGTGCCGGCTGCTGCGGAGCCTGCTGCACGGGCTGGGGCGCTTGGGGTGCTTGTTGCACGGGTTGTTGCGGTGTATTGATTTGCGGTGCTTGGTTTCCCGACCAGCCTGGGTTGGGTTGGCCGGGGCCTTGTGTCAGACCGGGTGTGGCGGTCTGATAGTTGGGCGGGGACCATTCACCATTGCGGGCCTGCCACGAACCATCTGGATTGGCTCGAAAGGACGGGTCCTGCATGGACTGCTGTCCACCCGTTTGGGAGGGCACCTGGCCAGCAGACGGGTTCTCGTTGTAGATGCTGATTCCACTGTTCTGATCCAAGGGCGGCTGATTGATCCCGCCCTGATAGTCAGGCATCTGATTTGGCATTTGCGGGGGTTGGAAGTTTCCGGTGTCCGGGCCGTAGGAGCCTTGCCCATTGCCGCCACCACCGCAACCATCGGGGCCGCACGGGTCCGCTGAGGCTACGGCGGCCGTTTGAGGCAAGTAGGACGAGAAGGTAGCCAGCCCAAAGGCAGTGGCCGAGAACGCAACCAACGCCAAGACTCCGGCTCCGGCATAAATCTGTCCTATCGGGGTGGCACCGCCCGGGCCATTGGGTGTGTGTGCCCATGTCCACCAGCCCGATAAGGCACGCCACCACCACGTGTTAGCCAAAAACGCGACGGACAAAATCGCGGCAATCGCGGCAAGGGCGGCCATCGGATCATCCCCGGTCAGCCACCCCGACACCCGCGGCACCACATACCCTGACAACAGCACCAGGGCGGCAGCCCCGGCCAGCAGTGATAGCCCCAGGCCCGCGTGGCTCGACCACCAAGTGCTCCAGCGGTCCCGCGCATTGTTGTTACCGAGTGAATGTTGTTGCCGTGTACCGGAGTTAGCGAAAATGAGCTGGCCGAGCACCTTGGCGCCGCCGAATAGCAGCACTCCGGCGATCGCCACAATGGCCACCTGCGCCAGCTGTGAAGGCAGTGACCACGCAGCATCCGTGCCCGTCATATCCGTGCCGGTCAGTTGCGCCCACCATGTGGCGGCATGCCCGCGCAGCACCCACCAGAGACCCGCGGCGCCGACACCGATCCCGGCTACGGCCCGCGTCGGGGCTGGGATGGGCGCTACCGACGCTGACAACACCGCCGAGACAGGGGCTAGTGCGCGGCGCAGCAAGCCGATGCCCTTACCCAGGGCACTGAAGGCCAAACACAGCAGGATCACCCATCCCGCCGCCCCAGCTACCCCGTCGCCGCGGGTGAGCACGTGCAAGCCCCACACCCCGACAGCCGTCAACACGGCCCCGACAATTCCGGCCCCCACCCCCGCCAACTCCGGTGCGGGCACTGGCGCGGTGGGCAAGGTTTGCGTGGGATCCTCGTCGCCGTGGTAGCGGGCTGAACCCTCCCTGTCGGTGTCAGTCATCAGCTAGCGTCCCTCCCCGAAAGCGTATGAAAGATGTTGCGGCGAGCTGAAATGTCAGCAAGGACTGCTGAGATTGCCGAAACGGTGTCGATTAGGCGGCGGGTCCAGTAGGCGCGGCGACAAGCCATCGCTGTTGTCATCCTGCTATCGCCCCCGTCACACTATTTAGCCTGTCCCACTACCTCACTCATACGAGGAAACGTCAAATTCATGGAATGGGCTGTCTAATGGCACGGTAGGAGTTGACAGCTACCTTGTCAACCAGCAGTCGATTTCACCACTCTGGTTCCCCGCGTGCAACCGGAGGGTACGCAGCCGCCATACCAGCGAAGCGACAAGGGCTCACCCGATACCACCAGAGTCCTCGCTCCATTGGTAACATCACATCAGGTCGGCAACTTGGGTTGGGGGGATCTGGTGAAACTGTATGGCGCTCGACGTGCATCCGAACGCGCGACCATGAAAGCCGAGTACGAGGCCGGCGCCAGCATCCGCACAATCGCGTCCACCCATGGCCACTCGTACGGATACGTCCACGACGCGCTCATCGCGACAGGAACACAGCTGCGCAGCCGAGGCGGACCTAACAACCCCTATCCATTTCGGCGCCGCGCGAATAAGGCGCTAGCGCCCTACTGATCAGGAGACGCCGAACTTAAGGCGTTTGTCCAGTAGTAGGTGCTTTCCAGTACGTCTCACCTCGTCTACCAGTTCCGCCGGAAGCGGCGGCGGCGGGCTCCCCGGCGCGTGATGCAGAGCCCATCCCATCCATTCTCGGATGTGCCGGACGGCTGCGCGGAGTTTGGTGCGGAATTCGTTGCGTTCCTTTTCAACTACCGCGAGGCGTGTTTCGAGGTCGCGCACTTTACGTGATGTGAGTGCTTGCCATCCGGCAAGGATGACTCCGAATGCGCCACCGATAGCTTGGATCAGTTCGGGATTCATTCGGCCGTACCGCTGCCGCCGTTACGATCCTGTGCCATCTTCAGGCTGGCCAGGCCGGTGCTGATGAGACCGGCACCCGAAATGATCCATTGCAGTGCGTCGTCGGTGCTCATTTTGCCGAGAGCAACCAGCGTGACGGTGCCCGCGAAGATCGTGATGAACAAGGCAACATACGCGACGAGGCGTGTGGTGTCGTTTGCGGCACTGGGTTGGGCATGACGGGTCCTCTCGGGTGGGGTTATGGATAACAGCGTTTGGGCAGTTCAGAGGGAGGTTTATCGATGGCGCCATCAATAGATAGCGCTACGGTGTGGGGAGTCCCTGCGCGCTCTCCTCGCGCGGGGGCGAGACTAGGGAAGTTCCAGGCGGTCCAGGCCGGTGGGCCGTCGTTCCACCATGAGACGGTGCCAGGCATGGTGAACACCGTTGCAGTGGAAGCCCTCTCGGCAATGATCTGCGCTGCGCAGTCCACGGCGGTCTGTCCGCGCCAGAAGGTCTCGGGCTGGTCGTGGTAGTGGTAGTGCGCATTGGTCTGCACGAATTTGAGTGCCGGGGCAATCGGACCAATCATCTGCCGGATAAAGGCTCACCCAGTCGGCGAGTTCGGCTCGCCAGTTACCGGGCAGCCGTGACTGGAGCCATCGATCTGCTGGAAATCGTAGGCCCGGCGTTAGGCCGACCGACGGTGGACAGAGTGAACGGATCGAAGTTTCACAGCATGAGGGAGCTACGGCCGGCGGGCACCAGTATCCGGATCCTGTTCATCTTCGATCTGCTGCGGCAGGCGATTCTGCTGCTCGGCGGAAACAAGGCCAGGCGCTGGAAGAGCTGGTACGACAAGAACATTCCGGTCGCTGAGCGGCTATACGAAGACTGGTCCGCGGGGAGTGATGACGATGCACAACACGGGCGTGAAATCCGCGCTGAGGCAGTCGCGTCGGGTCGCGTCAATCCCGCACGCAAGCAGGCACAACGCTGTCCAGGCGCAGCGTCTCGCCGATACCCCAGGCCAACATCGCGGCATTCATGGGCGTCTCCCAAGCACGGGGGTCGAAGCTGGAGAGCGGCGATCTGTCACATACGGAAATGGGCACGTTGCAGTCGTACGTGGCGGCCCTAGGTGGAAGCCTGAGGGTTGTGGCCGAGTTCGGCGAGACCAGAATTGAGCTTACGGGCGATGCGCTCATGTCCGGCGCCCTGCCGTGATCTCTTCGTCAAAGAACTTGATAGAGAGTCTTTTGAGAATCATCCTCGATAGCGCCCAGATCGATTGCGAGCCAAAGGAAGACATACCTCAGGTCGCCGCGCTGTCGGAACTAAAAGCTGAGTCGGTACCGAGCAGTGCATGAGGTAGCGAAGCTCGCAGCAGATCCTCCGAACCCTAGTTACCACCGTGCAATCATTGGCCAAGCTGCGTAATGAGCTTGGCATCGCCCACGGAAATCAACACGCAGCGTGGCACTTGCAAGACACACAAGGTTGGCCTTGAACGCAACCGTGACCATCGCTGAGTTCGTGCTCGATACATGGCAAGCGCGCGTGACAGCAGGTTGCCTCGACACCAGCTGACAGACGACGCACGCCGTCGCCTTCGCCACTAACGCCTATGAGCCCGCTAGGTGTTCTCGACGCCCCGAGCGCCTACGTTCCCCAATCCGTTTCCAAGAATTCGTTGGCTTCGCGAATGTTCCCAAAAGTGTTCCCATCGGGATAGAAAACGGCATCCGAAAAATGACGTAGGCCAGAGACTGAAAGTAGTCTCTGGCCTACGTACCTAGTAGCGGGGACAGGATTTGAACCTGCGACCTCTGGGATATCCGAGAGTTGAGCTAGCACAGGCCGTATCGGACAGTCAATGACAGGTCTGAAACGGGCGATGAGCAGCGCTGACCATGCCAGAACGACGGCAATGGACAGTCGAACACAATGGCGAATGGGTGGGACGCCATGCGGATTATTGGAGACTTAGTGGAGACCGAAACACCCCCGACTCCCCTGCTGTGGGAATCGGGGGTGCCGTCGACCACGGTGGACCAGTGCCGTGGGACTGTGCCGCGTAACCCTGCGGCGGGCCGTGCCCGAGGCAGGGCGGGCACGGAGCTCTATCGGTTCTGCAGCCGCACCAGCGCCAACGTCAGCCGAATGAGAGTCACTGCGAGCGCGGCGTAGAGCACGTCCCGGATCTCGCCGCGATATGGGTATTCGTCGCCCCACCATGTGCCCACTGAGTTCTGGGTCAGCACCAGGGACATGGCAAGGGTGAACGCGACCAGCATGCGGCCGACGTGCCGTGCCCACCAGGGCGAACGGGCGAGGTAGAGCAAAGTGAATGCCCACGATGCGCCGGTGGCCACAAGGAGCAGGATGTCGCCCGCAGTCTCCGTGGGAACCCAAATCAAGGGTGCCAGCGCGAGCATGGCCGCTGGGACCACAGTTCGGACGATCACGTCGCATACCTCCGTCGCATACTCCGCTCGATCGCTTCGGCGAAGTGATTGCGTTCCAGTAGTTCGTCGGCGCGAGCTGCCAACGCCTCTGCATGCGCCCTGTCGGCGCGGGCCTCGTGGCGGATGACGCGCGCCTGTTCAATTCCGGGATGTTCTGCGCGCTGGCGACGCCGCGGCCACTTCACGACGTCCCCTGACCCATGGCCTCTACGACTGCGACGCCCAGTCGACTCGATTCGGCCAGCTTGGTGATGGCCGCCTTGTCGTCCTTGTGGGCTTCGGTCAGTAGCGCGATCTGCTGATCTTTGACGGCAAGCAATCGGTCTACCTGTGGTTTCGGGACGAGTCTGCCCGTGAACACCAGAATGAAGACTCCGCCGAGCAGGATCGCCCATAGGTAGTCATCGGGGCTATTCAGCAGTACCGACATCGGGCCCACCTACACGGTCCGGATTGGTGTCGCGCGGATATTGGCGTATCGGGTCTTCATGGCTAGGCCTTCCTGTGGATAGACAGTTGGTGATGTCAGGGGTGGGTCGTACAGTCGAGACACGCAGCTGAACCCGACCCATGTCCGGTGTAGGCAGCGCCCGCCCCTCCGCTTGCTCTCTGGCGGAGGGGCCTCTCCGTTCAGGCTGCCCGCAGGTAGTCGATGGCAGGCCCGATGTCGTAGTTGACGTGCGGACCGGTTCCGCTGCCAAAGAACATGCCGGCGTCATAGATCGACTGAACTACCGCTGGTAGACCTTCAATGGGGTTCTCTATCAGTGCCGCAACACGTTTCGCCAGCGATATCGGGCCGCTGAGCAACGTCTGCTGCATCACGATGTCGCAAATGGCGCTCTCGTTGTCGCCACGAGCACCAAGCTCAACGTCGGTGTACAGATCGCGACCCCACTCACTATTGGCGCCGTGCGCGAAGTCCAGCCACCAGTTCGGAGTGTCCTGCAGTCGGTCGTACAGGATGCCCCGCCCATCTGGGATCGGCCAGCCGGCACGCAGGTTGCCGTTGGCCTTACCGAGTTCACGCATCGGATTACCGTGCGTGACAGCCTTTTTCACCTGCGGTAGCAGGTCGTGGAGGATGCCGTCATCGGCGAGAATGTCGTGCTTGAATACCCAAGCGATGACGATCGCGCCCTGGCTGTACCCGTCGAGCCAGATGCGATAGCCCGGGTATCGGTTGGCGTAATCGCGCAGCTGGAGGCGCAACTCGATGATGCCCTTGATGATTGACTGCCACATGGGGAAAGGGTCGGCCGGGTAGTTCCCGATGGGCTGCCAATGACACAGGTCCAGGCAGCCGCGGGCAGTGTCGGCGGGGTATCCGGTCCACATGTCAACACCGGTGCCCTGCACGGTGAACAGCACCGCCATCGCGCCGAGCTTGATCAGGTCATCGTCGGATACCAGGCCAGTCTGGGGCTGGTTGGTGCGGCGCTGGTACTCGCGCTGGACCGCCTGGTCATCGAACCCGAAGTAGGCATCGGGCTTGAGGGGTCCACCGTCGGCGGCCCTGGCGTAGGCCGCGAACCGATCGAGCATCACCAGCTGCCAGCGGCGAACGATCTCGCCGCTGGCGCCGACGGTGAGGCTCACCGGGTGGCCGCCCGGATCACGTCGTCGATCAGTGAGCCACCCTGTGCCGGAATGCTCGGAACGTCGGGCTTGGTTGCCGTAGGTGCGGGGAGGCTGCCGCCGATGGTTTTCCGTACTTCATCGGCTGCCGCGGCGGCCGCGCTGCCGATATCGCTGAGCTTGCCCAGGGCGTCGTTGTACATCGAATTCAGGTGATTCCCAACGGCGTCGGCTTGGGCGATGGCGTCCGTGAGGGTGGTGGTCACATCTGCGACTGCTGGAGTGCTGTCGGTCTTGACCGGGTGGCTGAACAGCGCGCCGGCGGCGACGACACCCGAGCCGATCGCGGTCATCCAGCCGCCGAGGTCGAGGGTGGATAGGTCGCCTCCTTGGGCGACCGTGGCCACTGCGCCGGCGAAGGCGATGCCGAATGCGCCGACGGCCTTGAGGATGGTGTTCGCGGTGTACTTCATGAGCGTGCTCCGTTCTGTGTGATGAACTGCTGCAGTGCAGCGGGATTGGTGGCCTCGATGTCTGCGAGGATCGCCTTGGCGAGCTTGGAGTCCTCGACACGATCGGGGTACTTCGTGGGGTCCGCGCCTGCGACTTCTGCCAGCAGGGCAATGCTGTCGCGGTGGCCATATTTGGCGGCCATGGCCACAAACTGTGGGTGCCCCAACGCATCTGCGGTCTGAGCGAAGCCAGCGCAGGTGTTTACGTTGCCTTCGCCGAGGTGTCGCAGTGGCGACAGGGATGGCCGGAATATCCCGGCTATCTGGTTGAGTAGATCGCGGTCGTCGTTGGTGAACATGTCGTCGTCTCCGTTCGTGAGGGTCAGTAGTGCATCGCCCATCGCGAGTGCACGGTTATATCGGGTCCTGCGGTCGTCCGTGCCGTTCTGTCCGCCGTTGATGTACTGCGTTGCACGCACGACGTCTCGCGCGTCGGCGGCGTCGTTCATGGGCCTTTGTGTGGTCCAATACCACGCCACACCGATGAATCCGTAAGCGTCGCTGGCTAGTTGGCTTGGGTTGTCGACAAAGAATGTCGGCGAGGGCACGAGTCCCTTGCGGAATGCCCATTGCGACAGCACGGTGTAGTTATGGCGTCCGGTGACCTGGATCGGACCGCGGCCCTTGAATCGCAATCCATCGCCGGGTTGGTTGTTTCCGAGATCTGCCCTGTTGTCGTACTTGGCGAAGTACTGTGCGTCGGTCTGCGTGCCGCCCGACCAGTTCTGTTCTTCCATGTAGAGCAGACCGACGGACTCGTGGCCGATCTGCGCGTCCCACATGGCGATGCGCGGGACACTGGTGCACCCACAGTCGGTGAGGCACTGCGCTAAGGCCGGATACAGCTGCCGGTAGCGTTCCATGGGCACCGAGGCGCCCATGACGTCGGAGAGCACACGCACCGGATCTGGCCCCACCGGGCCGTCCACGACAGGGCCTGGGAGGTAGTGCCAGTCATTGGCGTAACCGGTGTCGTACACCGAGCGGGCGCGGCTACCGGTCACACATCCATCGGAACCGTTGGATTCCATGCGGATTCCGTCGACCTCGCACCACATGTGGCTGTTGGCTCCCCCGCCGGGTCCGTGGTGGATCGCGATCTTCACCGCAGCGTCTGCGGGAAAGTCGTTGGGCGAGGCGACGCAGATGGTGTTGAAGATGGTGCCCATCTCGCCGACATCGATCGGCCGCCAGCTTTCCGTCGACATGCCATGTCGAGACCACGCCATCGCGGTTCCATTAACGGCTGCGTCGAGCTCGTCGATGACGAGGCCGGAGCAGTCCGTGCCGACCTTGACGTTGAGGGGGTCCCAGTTCCCGCCGTACACGTAGTCATTGCCAACGCGGTCAGCGAAAATCCGTTTCGCAAACTCAACATTGGTGCGTGTAGCGCTCATCTGTCCTCGCCACCCCCTAGCAGCCACGAGGCTGGAATGAGGTGGGGTTTCAGATCCTTGACGACACGCGCCTTGAGCCGGTCGTACATCCGATCGGCGACGTAGTGGATCAGTGAATCAGGCAGATTGCGTAGCCATTTCACCGTGTGTACTTCCTTTCGATTCGTGGGTCGATCTCCTGTGCGTAGGACGAGAGCTGGTCCGAGGCCCACCAGCCGAGACGGAACGCGGCTGCGCCGATGGCCAGACACAGTGCTCCCACCGCGAGCAACTGGCCGCGCATCACTGGCCACCCTTGTAACGGGCCTTGGGGGTGATGTCGAAGTTGACGGGGTTGGATCCGATCGTGATGCTCTGATCTAGCGCGTGGCCGCGTAGGAACGTCGAGCCGTTCCAGACGCCGTACCAGCCAACGACTTTCCCGGCTGGACCCTGCAGGGTTCCGGCGCTGCCCTGTGAGACGGCGTATCCGGCGTCGCCGCCGGAACCATCGGTGGCCGCTGGCCACACGGTGTTGAAAGACGCCGGGGTGGTGGCGATCAGACCCGCGCCGGTGGTTCCGGGGTCGGATTCGTGGGCTGTGATCTTCACCCCGGCTGCCGTGATGGCGTCACAGATTGTGCGCTGATGCGCGCTCGTTGCTGCCATAGTCGTTGCCTTTCTTTAGGATTGCCGTGCCCTGAATGAGGCTTGGCCGTTGCCGCCAGGACCGCCGCGTGTGCGTGAACCGAAGATGCCGCCGTTGCCGCCCGCTCCAGCGCCACCGGGCGCGGTTCCCGTGCCGCCGTTTCCGGTGCCCCCGGCACCGCCGGTGTAGTTGGTTCCGGCGATCGTGGCGCTTGCAGCGCTTTCGCCGTTCTGGCTCGATGCTTGCCCGCTGCCGCCGTTCGCGGTGACTGTGCTGCCGTTGATGACGGCGGTGGTGTTGGCGCCTGCGGTTGGTCCGGCCCCGTCACTGTTGGCGGGCTGCGCTCCTCCGGCGCCGACCGTGCCGGTGATGGCGGACAGGCTCCAGGGGATGTCGACCCCGCGTATCAGGGTGCCGGTGATGAGCTGACCGGCCTTGCCGCCCTTGCCGGCGGTGTTGATGGCGCCGTTACCGGTCTGCCCTGATGCGGCGCCGGCCCAGAGTGCGTAGTCGATGAGCAATGACCACTCGGGGATGGCGTAGTTGTAGGCGCCAGTGGTGGTGATATCGGTGCGCACCGGTGATACCGGTGAGCGGGCCACCGTGCCGCTCTCGTAACCGATTCCGTCGTCGCGTCCGCTTAGGTGTGCAAGCAGGGCGGCTAGATCCGTGCCTGCGCCGTCATCGCGGCCGGTCAGGTGGGCGAGTAGCGCCGCGGTGTCGTAGCCGACCCCCTCGTCGCTACCGGTTAGGAAGAACTTCAGGACCGCGGTGCCGGCGTCTTCACCGAGTCCGGTATCGGTTCCCGTGAGGTGTGCCAGTAGTGCTGCTTGATCGGGGCCGAGGCCGTCGTCGCGGCCGGTCAGATGCGGTAACAGGATTGCACTATCGGCACCGATGCTGGTATCTGTCACCGTGAGGTGTGCGAACAGGGCCGCTGAGTCCTCGCCGATGCCGCTGTCGGCAGCTCCGAATCGGGGTATCCAGTTCCATCTGCCGCGTGATGTGCGCGGTGGCACAACCGGATTCGGCGACCACTTACCGCCCGACTGCCGTGGGGGCAGAGTCGGGTTTGGAGACCAGGGCATCTATTCCTCGTCGGCGGGCGTGGGGTCGAGAAACTCGAGGTACTCCTCGACCGTGCCCTGAACGGTCAGCGTGTACGGACCGGCGAATGACAGTTCGATGCCGGTCTCGACCTCATGCATGCTGAGGTTGAGGGGCTTAAACCATACGTCCGAGCCGTCGGCATCCTTGGCCTTGATGAATCCGAATTGTGCTTGCTCGAAAGTCATTGTTGCCCCTTATATTTGGCTGCGGTTAAGCAGCGACAGCGAGAAGTAGGTTGCGGCACCGGCCGAGTCGCCGGTGACCTGTCGGGTGCTTGCGTTGGAGCCGATGACCTGCCCCGCGCGCACCACGTCGCCAGCGTTGAGGTAGATCGGGACCGAGTCGGACAGGGCCAGCACCGGGATGGTTAGATCTACGCTGCCGTCACTGGAGTTCGAGCGCGAGTACTGCTGTGGCAAACCAAGTTTCGATGGAGTTGTGGTGCTGTTGATGAATATGGCGGGTTGCGCTTGCCCGGAACTGTTGGTCGAGTTGGTGAAGACGTTGGACTTGGTGGCTACCTTCGCCAGATACCAGCCACTCAACGAAGGTGTCATCGTTCCGTTGGTGAGGTTGCACGCAATGTCTGGGGTAGCGGCCTGAACCACGGTGTAAAAACTGTTGGGCAACACCGTTGTGCCGGTGGCTACGGTGACATTCGTGGCGCTCGTGCGCGCCATGGTCGCGCCAGAGCCCAGATAGACAGGATCGACATAGTCCGACAACGTGATCGAGGCGACCCGGAAGCTGTCGTAAGTCACGGTCCCCTGGAACCATCCCAGGTTGACGGTGGCGCGCACCATGACGACCCCACCGCCGTAACGGGTACCGGCGCCGAACGTCACCGCCGACGACGTGACCGGCAGCACCGGGTTGCCGTTGATGCTCAGCGTCCACGTCGTGCCGACGTTGTGCACCTCTACCAGGGAGCCTTGCCCCAATGCGCCCGACCAGGCTCCACCGGAGAATGCCGTGAACGTGATCGTGGAGCCTGAGCGGGTGTAGCTGCCGATTGTCGCGCTGCCGTTGTCGATCTTGAGGCACGCACCCGCCGTGAATCCTGAATCCGAGTGAAACAGGTGGTATTCCGGTGCGCTGGGTGACCCGCCCTGATCGCCGAGCACCACGGCCAGGCTCTGATCGTCGGTGCTGCATTGCTTGTTGCAGGTGACAACGTAGGTGCCATCGGGCTTGGACGCGGCGATACCGGCGTATCCGTTGTTGCCGCGCACTTTCAGATCCGAGCCGGTGAACTCAGCGGGCAGGGCCGCACCGTCGGCACCGCCGAACACGGTGGTGTAGTTCAGGCCGCCCCCGGCCGCGTTCTGCTGGCCTTGCGACTTGGCCAACTGCGCGTTGGCCGCTGCGGCAGCGGCGGCGGCCTGCGCGGCAATCTGCGCGGTCAGTGTGGCTTGGTTCTGGACCTGTAGGTTCGTCAGCCCCGAGCCGATGAGTCCGAGGCCATTGGCGATGGCGTCGCGCACGGCATTTACCCCGGTTTGCGCTTCGTTGAGAGCGCCCGCTATTCCCGTGGCGCCGTTGATCTGTCCTGTCGCCGATAGCTTGGAGAGTCGGTTGAAGATGTCGGTCATGGACGCGCCGACGGTTCCGCCGACGGTGTCCATGAAGGTCTGTACCGCCGATTGCAGGGCGTAGGCGGCGAGCTGGGCGGCCAGGCCGATGATGTTGGTGATGTCGATCTTGCCGTCGGCACCCAGGGCCTGGAACTTCGCGACTACAGCCGAATGGGATGGGTTAGCGATCCCGAAGATCGCGGCGAGGAATCCGTCGAAGTCGCCTTGTGCCAACTTTCCCGCGAGGGCAACGACATTGGCCGCTATTCCGTCGGCCAGGTCGCCGAGGTCATCGGGCAGGTTATGGATGAGTTCCTGTCCGGCCAGGTTGGACAACCAGGGCAGCACGTTGGAGAACCACACATTGCCCGCGGTGGCACCGGAGTCCAGGATCAGCAGCGGGGTCACCTTCGACACCCCGGCCGGCACGGTCCATTTGTCCATGCCCGAGATGGCGGGAACCCATTGCCATGCGCCGTCGGTGGTCGAGGGCTGAAGTTGGCTCACGATCACATCAGCCATCGGGTTTCCGTTGGCGTCGTATGGGGTCCAGCCCACCTTGATCGGGTTCGATCCCGCGGTGGCGGTCAGTCCGGCCCAGCGCACTCCTGATTGGATCTTGAGGATCTGGCCGGCGACGACATCGGTTGGGTCTTCGACGCGCAACACCTGTTGGGTGCCGTTGGCGCTGGCCCGAACAGATCCGCCGCCGTGCCATCCGGGCATGACCGAATCCCAGGACCAGTACGGGTTGGCCGTGACGCTACCGGCGTTGAGGAACTCGCCTGCGCCGTTGATTAGGTCCTGGATGACGTCGGCCAGCCAGGAGACTGGGATGACACCTTTGAAGAACTGGCCCGCGGCCTTGCCGATCGCGGTCAGGATCGACCCAGGATCCGATAAGTCAATGCCCTGTAGGGCGTTTCGGATGCCCAGTGCCCATGTGCCTAGGTCGGATTCGTCGCCGTCCTCGACCCCGGTGATCACCTCGATGAGGTCACCCAGTAGTGGCACCTTCTTGAGGTCGGCGAGGATGTGTTCGATGTTCTCGTGAGGGTCGGTGCTGGTCAGCCAGCTTTGGGGGTTGACCCCAAGGAGCCGGCCGGCAAGCGATGCGACGATCGCGAGGGGGATCGACACGGGCTGCCCGGGTGTGCCTCGCAGCATGAGGCCGCCGAATGCCGCGTCGGAGGCACCTTTCCATCCTGAGGAGCCCTTGATGTCTGCTTTGAGGCGGTCTTCCATCTCGGCCTGCAGCCGCTGTTGCAGGTCGGCGACTGTCGTTCCGTGGGCGCTATCGCCGGTGATGCCGAATCGTGCGTTCGGGTTGAGCGATCCGGGCCCGCCGGGGGTTGTCACTCAAAGTCCCCCGGGCGCGACTGGGCGATCTGCTCTTCTGTGCGCTTGATCATGTCCGGGAATTGCGAGCGGATCTCGGCGATCAGGAGCTGCTTGTCCTTCTCGGTCTGCGCGGCTTCCATCTTGTCGGCCAGCTCAGCCAGGCTGGGTTGGACCTGGCCCATGCTGCGCAGCAGCGCGATGGGGTCAGTGGTCGTGGCCGCCTTGCTTACTAGCCGCTGCGGTGCATGGTTGCCCCAGTTCGCCGGGCCTTCGGTTTCGAGGGTCTTGGTGGCCAGCTCGGGGTGGATCCGCACCCCGAGGCTGTAGAGGCCGTTGGCCACCGGACCGCGGGCGGGCGCGGCCAGGAACCACAGCGCCTTGGCGAGCTGTTCGCATTGGCGGGCTTGCTCGAGATCAGGCATTATCCAGCGCTTCCCATCCGGTGATCTGCGGGCCGCTGACGTTGACGATGACCAGATCGCCGCCGTCCCAGACGAACCCCGCGTAGCGGTAGCCCGGACCGTGAGGCACGAGATCTGCGGTGTCTACCCAGGGCTCGCCCAGTGGTGTGGTGTCAGTGCCCTTGCGCACTAGGAGCGTCTTGGTGAGGTTGGAGTACTCGATCCAGTAGTCGTTGCCGTTGGCGACAGTGTGGCTCACCGCGGCGCCCTGGTAGATCATCTGAGTGGGTGAGGATCCGACCGCGAGGTGAATCTTGTTGTTGCTCGTGATGATCGGGTCGGACTCGAACTGCACCGCCAAGTAGCTGGTGAACCATTTGTCGGCACACACCACCACCGAGGTCTTGCCGGCGTTCGGGTTGAGCAGTCGGACATGGATTTTCACCGAGTCCGAGCCGAACGGCTCGTAGTACCGCATCGCGGCCTTGCCCTGGGAGAAGAACGCGACGTCGGGTCCGACGCCGTTGGGTAGGAACTGCGCGGAGTTGTCCCACACCTTGACTCGGCCATAGATGGGCTCCCACACCGAGCGCAACCCGAGTGTCGGGAAGTAGTCCTGAAACTTGCGCGGTGTCGAAGAGATGGTGCTCGCCGGAGCATCGAAGAACTGCGCCTCTTTGCGGATCACCTTGCCGTGCCTGATCATCACCGGGCCCTCGTCAGTGTCGAGGAAGATCTCGAAGCCCGCGCCCGCGGGAATGGGATCCATGACTGCCGGGGCAGCCATGAAGTTGATCATCTCGGCGGTCACGGTGCCGTCGACCGTCAGCAGCACGCCGCCAGCGGTGTCGTAGAAGACCGCACGGGCCGTCGCACCCGCCGGCCAGGGTATGTCCCACTCGGCCACCAACGGTGGTGACCAGTCCCAGGGCTGGGGTTTCCAGATACTTCCGCGCGAGAGCACGAGCGCGGTTGCGAGGTTCTGCATTTAATCCCTCACCTCAATTTCCAAGTCCTACTGAAATTTTCAGGACACCAGATGAAAGCCGATGTCGGCGATGCGGTCGAGAGCGTTCTTGAGCATTTGCGAGAAGCGCTCCCCCGTGCTCAGTGAGGCCTTGTTCTGGCCGCACTTCATTAGGAACTCGCTCTTGCCCGTGTCATCGCCGGAGAGGATTTGTTCCTCAATTTGGTTGACGAACATCATGTCGATGCCCAGGCGTTGCAATGCGCCAGCGCTGGAGGCCACTCGGTCTTTCATCTGGGCGTGCACGCCGGGCAGGACCCAGGTGGATTCGTCGATGACCATGGTGTGGCTGGTCTCGGCGTCGGTGGCCTTGAACAGGCCGCGCATCGCCGCGACGGCGGCTAGGCTCCATGCGTTCTGCTCAGCGCCGGAGTTGTAGACCTCGAACAGGTGCGCCCAGCCCAGATTGGTTGCGCGGCTGGTGTTCTTCCACTCGTCCCAGGCCAAGATGGTGCCCACCAGGAACGGCATGATGACATCGCTGGCGATATCGCCGAGCGAGTCGAAGCCGCCGAGGAAGAAGAAACCAATCAGGTTCCCCGTGGCCTCGATCAGCAGTTTCACGATGGCGTCGGCTGTGGGGTTGTCGCCGCCTACCACTCCGCTGACCGCGGTGGCCGGTGAGTGGTTGACGACCGATTGCAGGTCGTTCCACCAGGAGTCGCGGATGGCCAGGGCCGGGGCGGTGGCGAAGTTCCCTAGGAACCCGGACTGCCAGTACTCGTCGGGGTAGAGCGTCTCATCGTCGCTGACTTGCTCGAAGCTGTCCTCGATGAACCCCGCACCCCACTGGATCACCGACCGTGCCAGGCCGCCGGCCGCGTTGCCGTTGACGAATGTGCCGCCAGGTAGCGCGAATCCGGAGCGGTCGAAGACCTCGAAGACCAGGGCGCCGTTGGCCACGGGCTGGCCGAACATGTCGGTGCCCATCTCGCCCTCGGCGGTGAAGTAGCGCCGATAGTCCAGGCACAGCTGCCCGTCATCGAGGCCCGCGGCGATCACCGAATCAAGGGTGTTCATCCTGTAGGCGACGACGTTCCACAGCGAAGAGTCGGTGATGAAGGGTTTGCACTTGATGTGCACCTGCCAGTTGCGGCAGTCCAGTGGCTGGGTCCAGCCTTCGATATGCCATGGGTCGTCGGGCAGATGGTAGATCGGCGCCTGGTTGCGAATGAGGTTGAGCAGGAACACTGTTGAGATGGACCAGACCCCGGGAGCGAAAATGAATCCGTCCCTGGGGAATTGGAAGATCGGGATGGGTAGGGCTGGGTTCGGCGGTGCGAGAATGAACTGGGGGTACTGCATGTCGTCGTTGAAGAACGCCGAGAGGTAGTCCACACCGCCCCGGGTCTCGACCTTCCAGTGGTGCATAAACCCGGTCCAGCGCCACTTTCCGCCGAACTTGTCGACGCGGATGATGATGTTCTTGCACTCGTTCGGGTTGTTCGGCACCGAGGCAATGAATTTCGAGATGTAGTGGGTGGCGCGCAGCTCGAAGTACCCCGAGGCTGAGACGTTGCCCTTCTTGGGGAACTGGTATTTGGTGGGCTCCATGATGTGGATGCGGCCCACGAAAATCAGTCCGGGCTTGCCGGTGGGGTCGTTCTTGTAGATCGAGACCTCAGTCTGGGCGCGCTGCAGGGCCTTACGGTCCGAGCGGATCTGCGTGCACGTGGCGCGCGACTGAGCGAGCCGCGCGGCAAGGGCTGTGCTCACACAACCCTCGGGGTGCTGAATGGTTCGTCGTACCAGCGCGGCAAGGTCAGCTCCACGCGGGCGCCGGCGGGGTTGGTGACGCCTGCGCGCACGATGCAGCCGGGGTTGTCGCTGCCCTGCCCTTCGGAGGACCCTGCCCCTGGTGCGATGGGGTACTCGAAGTCCTTGCCCGCGTTGCGTCCTGCGAACTGGGTCTCCAGGCTAGTGACGAAGGTCTCCAGGTCGGGGCGGGTGTAGATCTGCAGGTCTTCGGCATTCATCAGCTGCGCCAGCGGCATGGTCTTGCCCAGGTCAGCGATGCCGCGCCCGTAGGCCTGGCTGCCGAACGAGTAGTCCGGGAGCTGGTACTTGGCCCCGCCGGTCAGGTCCCATTCGGGCCAGATGTCTACCGGGCATGGGTTGTAGAAGGGCAGCTTGAACCAGTAGTTGCCGGGGGTGTCGGTTTCCCAGGCGAAGGACTCCGAGGCCCCGACGTAGAACGGGAGTTCACAGGCGGTGGTCATCACCACCGAGCCGTAGGTGAACAGTTTGGGGTCCTTGCCCTCGAAGCTCTGCGCGGTGAAGGGCTTGGGGGTGTCCAGGTTCCGGATGCCCAGGCGCCGTTCGCCATCGAACGAGGTGTAGACGATGGACGCTTCCAGGGCTGGGGAGAACATCGCCTTCCAGCGCGAATAGATCAGGTGCCACAGGTCATCGCTCTGATCGACCTGGGTGCCGGTTTCTGGGTTCATGATGTGCACGGTCCACACCACATCGCGGCGCTTGGGCTTCCAGGACTGGAAGAACTGCCCGAATCCGTAACTACCCCAGTTTGTCTGGATCGGCATGTCGTACAGGCCGGTCGAACCGGGCGCCAGCTCGGGGCCCCAGGAGAACCCGGGCGGGGAGATGCGGCAGAAGTCGCCGTTGACGCCGACGACGTCGATGATGTCGGTTTGGCGCCTCATGGCTTATTCGCCAATCGTGATTGTGCGTCCACTTTTTCCTTCAACTCCAGCTGATCCATCGCCGAGCGCAGCTCGTAGTTGCCTGATACGTGGTAAGTGGGCGAGTACACCGGTGCGGTGATCGGCGCGTTCTGCACCGGGCGCAGCAGCTCCCCGTACGCGCGGTCGGTGGTGCCGTTGGAGCCGGGCACCGAGCCGACCAGCAGCGAGGAGCCGACATTGGCCACGTTTTTCGCGATCTTGCCCGCTTGCTGTATTCCGCCGGCGACCATGGAGGACGCCAGGGCGCCGCCCGCTCCCCCGCCCATACCCATCGATCCGCCCGCTGCGGCGGCCGATATCGCGGTTGATGCCAGGTTGGCCAGTGTCGATGCCGTGGAGTCGATGGCCTTGTCGATGGCGGGCAGGTTGTGGTTCAGGCTCGAGGGCGCCGCACCGACAGTGCCCGGCGCGAACGTCGGCCCCTGCTGGGCCGACGGTGCCTGCTCGGGTGCAGATTCCGGGGGCTGCAACGTGCTCGGGCTGGCCGGTGAGGTCGGTGCCGCCGACGGTGGGGGTGACGACGCTGGCTTCTGCGTCGGGTTGAACGGCCCGATGCCGCCACCGGTGATACCGCCGCTGCTGATGCCTCCCTGCACGCCGCTCATGGGTGGCTGCGGAGGCGTGGGACGCGCAGAGCTCACCATCTCAATGGCCTTGGAGGCGGTGTTCCACTGCTGGGCGTTGAGCACCGGCTCGGGGGCGTTGGTCTTGTTCATCACCGTCTGCAGGCCGGGCTGCAGCCAGCCACCGATGTCGTAGAGGCCGGGGACTGATCCCTTGGCGTCGGAGGACACGGGTAGGTGCCATTGCAACGCGAAGTCTGTTGCGCCCTTGGCTGCTCCGCCGTACTGGGTGGCATCGGCGGCGCCCCCGGACTCGACCTTGATTCCGTTGGGCAGCGTCAGTGCCATGTGGGAGTTGGGTCCGCCGCCGCCGCGCATTACGCCGATGTTCAGCTCGCCGGACTTGTATCCCGGCACGAATCCCAGTGCCGCGAAGTCGGATTCGGTGGTGAAGTAGCGCTTGCCTTGCGGTAGGCCCTTGGAGGCCGCGTAGATGGCCGAGGCGATGCCCGAGCAGTCATACCCCCCGGGGCCGCCCTCATACTGCGGCGCTCCGGTTCCCCCGTAGACGTACTTCTGGCCTACCGCATGCTGCTGGGCGTACAGAATGCCCCGCATGGCCGCGGGACTGAATGCCCCACCACCGGCCGCGAGGCTCGGGTCCGACAGTCCTGTGGCCGAAGGCAATTGCAGCGACCCGCTGTTCGCTGCGTCGATCACTGCGGCAACGCCCGCATCGGCTTGGCCACTACCGCCGCCGCCAAGCTTGTCTAGGTAGAACCCGGCAGTGCGCTGCGCGGCCTGGTTGTAGGGGTTACTCGGAGACAGGATGGAGTTGTCCAGTCCGAGGCCGCCCAGGGCACCCTGGAACAGGATCGAGGCGCCCTTGAAGGCGATGTTCTGCGGCTGGATCTTGTCCGGGGCGCCCGCGAACGGGTTGTAGGTGGACATGTCCTGGCCGGGCTTGGGCAGCCAGGGCATCCACGATTCGAGTGTGGGCGCAGTGAATCCGCCTGTCGGGATGGAGAACCCGAGACCGGGAATCTGCAGGCTCTGACCACCAGTGCCGCCGAGGTTCCCGAGCGCGCCGGTGACGTTGTTGATGGGGCCCTGAATACCGTTGATCGCGGTGCCCACCGCCGAGAGCAGGCCGCCACCTTGGGGAGCGGGTGCGATCGGCGCCACGGGCGCCGCGCCAGGCAACGGACCCGGCGCGAGTGGGTTGCCGTCCGGGCCGACGAATCCGCCCTGGTCATATTTGGGTAGCAGGGTGGGGTCCACGATGCCGGCGTTCAGTGCGTGCAGGAACGGCGCCGGGACGGTAGCGGTGCCGCGCTCACTGACAACAAATTCCTTCTTGTGCACCTCGGCGACATGTCCGCCGGTGGGTCCGGTGCCAGTGTGACCGGGCGTGAATCCGCCCTTCTCGAATGTCAGGCGGCGAGCGTCCTCCGGTGAGAGCCGGTAGGTCCACTTGTCCTGGTTCGGCGGAACACCCTGTGTGGCTTGGGATTGCTCGCCCAGTCCCATACCGGGGTTCGGCGGGATGCTGGACACGATGGTGGTTGTGGTGCCATCGGAATTGACCACAGCCCCGGGGAACTGCTTGGCGAACTCGGGCTTGAGGCGCGGCTGCGGTGTGGCGGCAGCCTGGGACGCCTGAGCCTGGCTGACCGCTCCCCCGGCGCCGCTGCGCTCGAAGTTCAGCCGCTGCCCAAGCAGCGATGCCAAGTATGTTGGGTCCGTTGAGCCCAAACCCTCCACCTGGCTCTGCAGCGTACCTAGCTGCACGATGTCCTGGCCGAGTTCCTTTGCGGCTGTGACTTTCTCCAGCGCCGACGGTACACCGAGCCAGGCATCGATGATGGTGTTCTCATCGATGCCCTGCAGCTTGCCCTCGCCGGGCTTGAGGCCCTGACTCTTGATGAAGTTCTGCACCGCGGGGCGCACCTTGTCGCGCAGCGGCCCCATGATCTGGCCGTACTGGGCGTCCCCTCCGGGCAGTGCCGCGGTGATGAGGTCGCGCTGATCGGCGCCCCCGATGCCCAGAGTCTTGGCCGCATTGAGCACGTCGCCGCCCAGGCCCTTACCGGGGCCACCTTCGACGTTCTGGAACTTGTCCGCCAACGCCTTTCGGGTCGCGGTGCCAGTCAGGTTGGTAACGGACTCCAGGGTGCCAATGAGACTCTTGGCCTCCTCGTTCACCGACTTGATGTGATCGGCCGCGTTGTCCATGTCCTGGGTCAGCCGCGTGACGAACTGCGCCACCAGCGGAATGCCCGCGGTGACCAGCAGTGAGAGTGGGCCGCCGGCGGCCGAGATCCCGGCGAGGACTTTGGAGAAGCGCCGCGCCCCGCCGCGCTCGCTGCCCGCCGCGGTGAAGCGTTCATCGACAGCGTCCATGCCGCGGGTGATCCGGTCCCTGGTGCTGGAGAATCCCGTACCCACCTCGGTCAGGCCGCGAGACAGTGCGCCCAGGGAATTGGTGACCCCTCCCACCAGCGGCGGGACGGTCTTCCAGATCAGGAACGCCAACGCGATGTTCTTGACCAGCTCCGGATGCTCGCCCAAGATCTGAGAGACGGGCCGCAGCACGCCCATCACGACCGCGGAGCCCTCCTGGGCCGCAGAGACAACCCCGTCGATAATGCCCGGCAGGTCCCGCAGGATCGGCGCCCACTTATCGAGCTCAGCGCGGGCATCGGCGAAGAACTTGCGCAGCTGGTCCTGGCCCTTCGTGGAGTTCAGGAAGTCCGAGATGCGCTTAGAGTTCTGCTCCAAGATTCCCAGAAGTCCGCCGCCGCCAGCGGCTTTCGTCAGCGCGGTGAAGATGCCGCCGACGTTGAGCAAGGTGTTGCCCATGCTGGTGAAGCCGTCGATCCCCTCATCGATCCACTTCGCGAGTCGGCCATCTTGGTCCGCCGTCGTGATGAGATTGTCGATGCGTTCGGCGACCGTGCCGATGCCATCGGCGATGCGCGGCAGGGCGTCCGAAGAGCCGCCGGTCAGCGTTCCCAGTGAGTGCACGATCGGGTCGATCGCCGCAGTGAAGCGCTGCTGCGCCTCACCGGTGTTCCCCAGGATCCGGTCCAGAAGCCCCTGGGATTCATCCGACCCCAGTGAGCGCAGCAGCTGCACGAAGTTCGCGTTGATGCCCGTGGCCACGTTGGTCAGGCCGCGGTCAAGGTTGGGCAGATCATTGTCGACCAGGGTCTTGATCTCGTCGGATAGTCCGGCGAACAGTGCCTGCTGCACGTCGGTGCGCAACCCGCGGAACTGCTCGCGCATACCGACGAGCGTCTTGACGAACTCCGCAGCGGTGGGCGCCAGGTTGTCCAGTGCCGCTGCGGCGGCCACCGTCGAGGCGATGGAGGCGGCTTGGGCCTGCTGGGTGCTCTGGTGTGCGCGCACCAGCCGTTCCTGGGCATCGATAACTAGGTCGGAGTTCTCGACACCCTTGGCATTGGCGTCGTTGGTCTTGTCCTGCAGCGCGGCGTTACGGGCGCGGGTTTCCATGACGCGCTGGTCGGCCTCGACCACACGCAGTTGGGCTTCCTGGTAATCCAGGGCATCTTTGTACTGGCCCGATTGCAGGTCCCGGCGGGCCCGCTGCGCCGACAGGACGGCTTGGGCCTCGCTGATCCGGCCGCCGCGCAGCTCGAGGTTCAGGTCTTGGAGCTGCTGGCGGGCATCCTTGCGTGCTTGGGCGACATCGCGTTGCGCGCGGGCCTCGTCGTAGACGGCGTTGCGCAGTGCGTTGGCCGCTGCGGCGGCCTGCGCGGACTGCTGCGCGCCGTCGGCGCCGAACTTGCCCGCGGCGTCGGCCGCAGCACTGTAGGCGTCCTTAACTCCCGACAAGCCCAGGACCAGGGTGCCGACCGAGGCGGCGACACCGCCCATGATGCCGGGTACGGCGATACCGGACTGGGCGACCTGCTGCAGGGCGCCGGCTAGTGACACCAAACCCGTCGCGGCCGAGGGCAACAGCGATAGACCAGCTGCTCCGGCGTTCCAAGCGAACGCGCTGCCCAGGGATCCGTGGGTGAGGGTGCGGCGCAGGTCCTCGATCTCGCGGCGGGCGCTGCGGGTGTCGGCTTCCACACGGACGGTGACCCGGTTGGCTTCCTGCTCAGTGCGGAAGCGCCGCATATCGGCTTGGGCCTGCCCCAGCGAAGCATCAACCCCGACGCGGATATTGTTGCGCTCCTGCGTATCCCGGAAGCGTTCGATATCGGCCCGTGCTTGTGCGGTGGCAGCGTTGACGTTGATCGTGAACTCGGCGCGGATCTTGCGCATGTCCGCTTCAAGTTTGGTCTTGAACTCAGAAGCATCAGGGGCTACGCGCAGCTTGGCTTCACCGGCCGAGTACTCGGTCACGTGTCAGCTCACCTCCTTGTCGTCGTAGCCCAGGGCTGCGTCCATGCGCCGGTCGCTGTAGGCCTTCTCGCGTTCTTTGGCCTCATCGATCGGGGTCTTGGGGCCCTCGATGCGAGGAAGCCCGTTGACGCGGCGGATGTCGTTGCGTAGTCCCGTGATTGCCGCCACCAGTGCCGAATGGCCCTCCATAGGTGGGCGGTACGGCTCGGTGGACTTTCGGGCTTCCTCGTACTGCTTCATGAGCGCACCCAGGTGGCGGGGGTCCTTGAGTTGGGCCGCCTGTAGGTACGTGCCGTCTTCGTTCGCGAATTTCGTGCAGATGTTGCCGAACTGCCGCCAGGACCGGATGCCGCGGAAGTAATCCATGGCGTCCCAGCCGATTCCGGCGAAGTCTTTCTCGATTGCGTCCCAGTACCAGTCGACTAGTTCGAGGACGCGGGCTCTAAAGGGGCTGCCCCCGCGCGGGGGTCGTGTCCGCAGGTGGGGCAGATTCCCTCGGCGTCGGGCTCTTTGGGCCACATATGGGCCTTGTAGTCGGTGATGAAGGCGTTCCAGTGCTCGTTGCTCTGTCCGGTGAAGAACTCCTGCACCTCGTGGTACCGGCCGTTGAAGAACGCGGCGTTGTAGTCCTCGACGGCCTTTTCGGACATCTCGCGCACCTGGGTGAAGTTGTCCACGGTGAACTGCTCGGGCTGGGCCAGCATGGCCTGGGTCATGGCGTTGGCCACGGCCATGCGGTACTGGGCGTCGTTGAGGTTGTCGGCCATGGTCTTCGACGGCGGATCGATGATCAGTCCGTCGGCGATCTCATATGCGGCGGGGGCCTGGACTTCCTGAATCAATTCCAGGTAGCGCCCGGATGCCGCCCTGGTCTTGGCGGCCGCGCGCGTGGGGGTCTTCTTTGGTCCTGCCATTGGGACTGCCTTTCGGATATGGAAAGGCCACCCACCCCAATCGTTTTCGATTCAGGTGGGTGGCCTTGTGGGTGGGTTAGGAGACGGTGGCCGCGCAGGCTGCCGAGAAGCCGCCGTAGCTGGCCGCGACGTTGGCCGTTCCGGCCGCGACCGCGGTGATCAGGCCGAGTGCGTCGACGGTGGCCTTGGCGGTCGCATCGCTCTGGTAGGTCGCCAGCGCCGTGCGGTCCAGGCCGTTGGAATCGAGCACCTTGAGCTGCTTGGTATGGCCAGCCCCGTTCGCGACAGTCAGAGCCGCGGTCGACGGGGTCACAGTGATGCCCGTGATCGGCGGGTAGAGACCGCCGGTGTCGGTGGCGGCCATCAGGTCCTGGAAGCCCTCGCCGCAGATTCCGAAGATGACGGGCAGGCCAATGTTGGGGTCGGACTGGAAGTTCAGGCCGACGCCGTGGGTGATGACGTTGCCGTCTTCGTGGGCGTTGATGTCGTCGCGATCGCCCACGTTGGTCTTGTTGGCGATCCAGTACATCCAGATGTCCTTGCCATTGAACGAGTCCCAGGCCAGCAGGACCGAACGCCACAGAATGTTGGCGGGCAGCTCGGGGATGCCGATCGTGATGCCGCCCTTGGCCGACGGCGCCGAGACCGCTGACGGCAGGAAGCCCCACGCGTTCATCAGGTTGACGAGCTTCATCTCCTGCGGCGTGTAGGTGATGCCCTTCTTGGCATCGGTGGGCAGCTGACGCGTGGGCGAGCCCTTTCCGGCCGACATCACGTCGCTGATGTTCGGCTTGTTGGACAGCTTGACGCCGGCCTTCTTTTCGTAGTTACCGACAGAGACGAATCGCGATCCGGCACCGATCTTGGTCTTGTCGATGCCTCCATTGGTGACATCTTCGAGGGAGGTCAGGGGCGCGGTGCCGACGTAGGGAGCCAGGAATACCCGGCTGTCGCAACCGGCAAGTTCCAGGTCGGACTGACCCAGCTGGAAATCAATGGACATGGTGTTTACCTTTCGGTTTAGAGGCCGAGGGCCTGTCGGTAATTCGGAAGACCCTTCGGCTTCCAGGTATGGAGTACGAAGGTCGCCGGGACGAGACGCTCGTCCCTGATGGGCTCCGGGATAGACTGCGGGCCAACGATTTCGCCCTCACAGCCCAGCTTGTGCGGGGTTCCCGGAACAATCGCGACCGCCTCCATGAACGGCTCGAGCACGCCACTGCGGACGAACTCGATGAGCTCATAGGAGATGTCGCGAGACTTGGTGAGCGCGGCGAACTGCACTACCGGTTCGTCGCGCTTCTCGGCTGTGTTGATGCGCCCGCCAATGCGGCGTACGCGCAGGAACGCCTCGCCGCCCTGTATCTGATCCAGCGCATTGGAGGGAAGCCAGTACGTGACATGGGTGTCAGGCAGCTGCGGCTGCAGCAGGTGGTCGGTGAGCAGCTTCTCGACGTCGGGGTATCCGCCCCTCCACCACGGCGGGAAGCTCACCACTGGTGCAACTCTTCAAGCACCCAGTTCAGATCGTGCGCCCCAGGATGCTCATCGATCGGGATCTCACCGGCCAGCCGCGCCGCATCGTTCGCACCGTGCTGCTCCTCGGTGCCGAACTCGTGCGAGGCGCCGTAATCCACCGTCCCCAAAGGTCCTTGGCCACCGACAATCAGGTCTGCGACAAGGCGGTCTTCCTCGATGCCACCGCGGTGCACCGACGTTCGCGCCGAGGCCGCCAGGGCGTTACTGCGCTTGGCGACCTTGGCCTGATACAGCATCTGCGCCGTGTGGATGACCGTCTCCAGGCTGCGGCGCATCTCGGGGCCGCCCAGCGCGTTGGTGATCGCCGGATTGGGTGCCGGATCGAACGTGACGTCCATGTCAGCCTCCTCGGCAGATCTTGTACCTGGCCCAGCCGAAGTCGGCCCCGGTCATGCAGTGGTTCCGGTTACCCGTGGGTGCCCCGACCACGCCGAAGATGCCCTCGGGTAGCGGCACTTCGTCACCGACTTTCAGATCGCTGCCCCGGCGTACGCGCAGAATCCCGTTCTGCACGAACCGCTTTCCCTGCGCATCCAGCAGCACCTGGGGTTCATCGAGGAACGCCACGACATCGATGGCGGGCAGCGGCGCACGAGTGTTGTTCGCCTCGTCGACTACCCGGGTCGGGATGACTGTTTGGTAGTCGCTGATGTTCAGCGGCACGGCGGCGACCAGGGCGCGATTACGGCAGTACCGAAGCGCGGACGTTTCGTCTTGAGCCGCACCGAGGCGAGTTCGTCGTCGGTGAACGCGATCTTGCCGCGGTAGGCGTCCCGTGAGTAGGAACGTGACATGGTGTCCTGCTCCATGGTTTGTGACACCTGGCTGGCCCCGTCCGGGTTGCGGTACAGGTCCAGCACCTTGTCGGCGACCAGGCGTTTGACCTGGCGCAGCCGGTCCGCGACGATCTCGCCGACCGGAACCCGCAGCGACGGAACGCGGGCCATGAGTTCGGCCTCGACGTCCTCGATGCGCAGTTGGACCCAGCCCTCCCGGTCCGCGGGGAAGGTCCCCTCGAACCGGGAGGTGACGTCACTGACCGAGGCGAACTTCGCCGGGGCCGCTGGGTCTGCCATCAGACTGCGACGCCCGCCTGACGGCAAGCCTCGATGATCTGATCGCGCTTCCAGTCATCCTGGACCGCAACGCCGCTGGCGCTGGCGTAGTCGGCCCACGCGTCCCTGCCGGAGCCCACCCCGGCATGCGGCGGCGCAGTCAGTGCCGTCGGCGCCGGTGCTGCAGTGCCACCCTCATCGCCAGCTTCCGGGGAGGTGTCGCCCGTGTTCACCGGTGCGGACCCCTCACTGGCCGCAGCGGGGTCGCTCGAGGCCGGCGCGCTGCTATCACCCGCGGCGGGGTCTCCCCCGTCGTCCGCCGGTTCAGCAGCGAACGCACGGGGGTTGGTGACCAGCGCGACCACCCAAGCCGGCACCTGCTGGCCCGGCAGGAACGAGTGGAAGGTGCCCTCGGGGTCCTGCACGCACAGCGCGTACTCTCCGACGATCGCCATCAGGCCACCGTCGCCACGAGGATCTTGCGCGGGTCAGCCAGCACCGGAAGTACCACCCCATCGACGTAGGTGGTCTTGCGGAACGGCGGTGCTTCCTCACGCACCAAGATGCCGATCAGCCCGGCCGCGACCTCGACCTGAACGTTGTTGGCATTCAGCTCCAGCGAGGTCGTCGGGACTCCCCATGCGGTGAAGCCCAGGGTGCCCAGGTCCGCCGGCAGGAACGCCACCTTGTTCGCGGCGAACGCCGGAGTGGTGACTCCATCCACGTCGAAGCTGGAGGCGTAGATCGATCCGCCCGGCTGCCCATCGGTGGGGACGATGAACGGCGGGATACCGAAACCGCCCAGGAAGGCGTTGATCTCGTTGATCGACACCCAGGTAGCACCGGTGTTGGCGCCCTTGATCGCGTTGATCAGCTGCACGTTCTGCATCAGGTGCTGAATCACCGCGGTGGAAGTCTTGAACTGGCCATGCGGAGCGCCGTTCACCCCCGCGTAGATACCGGTCCAGCCGATCAGGTCGGTCAGCGGTGTCGAGGTGGCGTGGTTGGACCACAGCGTTGCCGCGGTGACGAGCTGCCCAGCCGGGATGCCGTAGTCGACTTGCTGCTGGACGCCGTTCTCGTTGATGGTGAGCACACCGTCGGTGAGCACATCGCCCCACGCGAGCTCGACGCGGTTCTGTGCGTAACGCGTGAGGTTCTCCAGATCGTTGTAGATCGCGTCCACCAGAACGCTCTGGATGGTGCCGCCGTAGCGGGCCATCTCGATCTGGCGCCGTTCGTACTCGCCGACCGAGAGCTGGCCGCCCAGGGGCAGCATGCGCACACGCTTCTCAGATCCGGTGTCGCGCGGTGCGATCCAGAACGAGCCATCCCAGTTGCGGAACTTGGCAGCACGGTTCGTCTTCGTGATGGTCGCGAAGTCGATCTCGTCACTGTCGTACTGCTTGCTGGGCATGATCTGCGTGAACTGGTTATTCGACGGCAGGGGGATGCTCTGTACGAACGCGATGGTGTCTTCGAGCGGCAGTGGGCCGTCCAGGAATAGAGCCATTGGTCAGCCTCCTCTCAGGCCTCGTAGCGGATGGTGGGGGTGTCGGCCTTGCCGTTGGCATCGACCGCGCCAGCTCCGGATGAGAACGGCAGCTTGGATACCGAGACGGCACCCGAGACGACGGCTCCGGTGCCGACCTTGGTGGCGACCGTGCCGTTCTGGCGGACCGCGCGCACGTCGCCGTAGGTGTAGCCGTACAGCGTCTGAGTTCCGTCCGACTTGGTGTCGTCGTACGGGCCGTACAGCTTGGTGGCCGTGATCACTCCGATCGCGGTGCCCGACGGGATGTATCCGTTGGGGAAATGGGTGCCCTGAACGAACTTCGAGATATCGAGAGTCACGTTGGGCTTGTAGTCGGGCTCATCCAAGAGCCACTGACGATTACCGACCTGGTAAGTCGTCGTCTGCATCGAGATGTCAGTAGACATGTGTCACCTTCTTTCTAGGTTTTGGAGGGGAACCGCTTTGCTGCAGCAGCCCTTCCGGCTGTACCGGGCTTGTCTGCGGACTGATGCCCGGTGCTGTGCTGGCCCCAGAACGGCTGCTGTTGCTGCTGTTCCTTTTTCTGGCCGAAGATGGCGGTGAGTTTCCCCATCACCTTGGATTCGTCGATCTCGCCGTTGCCCCCGACGAACTTGTCGGGATCCACACTGTCGAGCCACTCGGTGAGCTGGTCACCGGAAAGCACCTGTGATGCCGCCGATTTGAGCTGGCTTGCGAGCAGCTTGGGCTTCCAGTCCGCCTCGGTAGCAGCGCGCGCGTCGGCAGCCGCCTTGTCGGTGGCCTCCTTGAGCGCAAGCTCGCCGGCATCCATCTGCGCCTTCTCCAGCTCGGCGTTGCGCTCCTGGAGCTGCTGTATCTGCTCAGGGGTAACGCCAAGGGTGGTAAACGCCTTGGCTTTCCCTTCATGCTCACGCGAGTAGTGCTTCCAATACGCGGCCTGTTGCGCATCGGTCATCTGAGCAACGGGCGTGTCCGCCGGGAACCCCTTGTCGGAGCCACCCTGCGAAGCGCTTTGCCCAGCCTGGGCGCCGCCTTCTGCGCCGGCACCGTCTTCACCGCTGTCTTCGGAGCCGCCCATGACGGGCCAGACCGGACCACGGCTGGTGAAGCCGATTGCCTGTACGTGAGTGAATGGATGGATCGGTAGATCGGACAACGTGACTCCCCATGTCGGGAAACGGAACCCATGACGGGTCGACCACCGGGTTCGGTGGAAGTCTTTGCGGCGCTATGCCGTCAGGTCGCGCTGTAGCTTCGCGATCTGCGTGCGGTGGTAGACCACCTGGGGCGAGTTCTCGGCAGCGCCGTTGGCGGTCAGGTCCACAAGGCTCTGCTCTAGCCCCGGCAGAAGACGCCGGGCGATCTGGGCCTTGGTCTCAGACCCGTTGACACCGGACGAACTCGCCTGCATAGCGCGTTTCTTGGCGTCGCGCGGCTTGTACGCCTTGACGGGCACCAGCACTGGGCCGAGTTCTCCGTGCTCGTCAACCCGGTAGCGCGTGCGCTTGAGGTGCGCGGCGGAAGTGCCGCCAGCATCGTCGTACAGCTGCGACAGGTCCATCGAATTCAGCTGGCCGGCGGGGTCGAAGTCCTCGGTGATGACGCCGTACGTGCATTTGCATTTGTTGTGGATCGGCAGCAGCTCAGTGACCCGGTAGATACGGTCGGCAGCCGCGATGCAGAGCCCACAGGTTCCGGTACTGGACAGTTCGGGATGGATGATCCGGCGGGTTCCGATGATCCTGGACTTACCGAGGTTGTCCAGATCTACCGCTTGGGCGATCATTTCAGCCTGGGCGAGCCGCTGGGCAAGCATCAGGTTGTCGTCCACCAGGGTGTCAATGCGCAACCCGGATTCGTGCGCCGCCTCCTCGCGCGAGCCGCCCTCCGATTCGATCCACCGGAACCCGACCGCGGGCCGGGTGAAGATCTGCTCGGTGCTCATGTCATGGACTGACACCTCGGTGCTGGATCCATCGGCGTAGTCGACCTTGCTCGGCTCGCGCATCAAGCTCAGAGCGCCACCGTGCACCGTGGCGCCGCGTGCGCGCACGTCGAGCGGATTAGTCGGCTGCGCCTTTGTTCGCACGCCCATCACTGAGAGCTGCTGGGCCATTCCGGCAACAGCGCCCCGCGCGGATGCCGTCTGGGCGGACTGCATGACGCGGGCCGCCTGGGCTGCGAAGTCCTGCACCGATTTGTCGCTATACGGATTGACCGTCGCCCACAGGGTGCGCAGCGCTGATTTGGCGTAGGCCGCGGCCCGTTCGCGTACCGCGATGATGCTCGTCGATGACGCCGTCGCGACGGCGAGCACCGCTTCTGACTTCGGCTTGGCCTGTTGTGCGGCGTACGCCGCGGCAGCCGCAGCCAGTGCGTCCGAGTAGCTAACCGGCGCCGACATCTGTAGTCACCGCAGTGGCGGGCGCAGTGGGCGTGCTCGGTGTGCTGGGCGTGGTGGGAGCGTTCGGCAGGAGTATCTGCTCGGCCGCCAACTGGGTGATGTTCTCTTCGGCCTCCTCGGGGGACATCTCCCAGATGCGCTCGCACCGCTGCTCCAGTGACAAGGTTCCGACGGACTGGGCCGACGCAGATGCTTTCTCTGCCAGAGTGCGGAACTCGATCGGGCCCCAATGCAGTTTGAGTGTCGGTCCGCGGTCCTGCTTTGCCAACGCAAAAACGATGCGCCACAGCAGCTTGACTCGCGGCGTCATGCGAGCGCGACGGTCTCGTACTTTCGATGTCGCCGATTCGCGGATGAGGCCAGCACCTTCTGCTGACCCGTTGGCAGCATCCGGTGTGATGAGGTGCAGTGGCGTGCTGGTGACGGCGGCGAATTCCTTGACGTCGTCGCGCTTGGCGTTGGTGATGCCCGAGAAGTCGGCTTGCTGAGACTCCCAGATCTCGAAGTCCTTGGGGATCCGCCACAGCGACCCGGGGCCTGCTTTGAACAGCTTGTTGAAGTCGACGGGCTCGCTTCCAGGCTCGTCCTCATCGTCCTCGTCTTCATCGCCCACGAGGGCGCGTTGGCGCAGAGCTTGGTACCAGAATCCGATGATGCGTTGCAGCGTCACATCGTTGATTCGGTCGAGTAGGTCGATGTGTGGTTCGTACTCGCCGAGCTCGAGCGCATTGTCGAACCGGACGATCGGGATGCCTCCGAGCTCGTCCAGTCCTTCGATCAGCTCCGGTTCGGTCGACACCGGATTCCACTGGGCGCCCTCCAGCACGAAGGTCCACTTCTTGCCCGGCAGGAACAAGTAGCTCCGATGCGTCTCCAGGATCGGGTCCCATTCGCGCACCAGTGCGGCGCGTAGCCGCACCGGATTCTGCAGATCTGGAAGTCCGATGCAGCGCCGCGGATCGATGGCGTGAATGGTGGGCACCGGCGTGCCGGGCACGACCATGCCGTAGCCCTCCGCCATGGAGAACACGTAGTCAAGCAGTTCCTTGAATACGGCCAGGAAGCCCGACTCTTCCATGACCTGGGCGGCGAAGTCATCGCCATTGGTATCGGAGTCCAATGTGGTCGAAACGGCCTGCAGTTCCATGCGATCGAGCATCGCGTTGACGCACATGGGCGCGTAGTTGCTCCTGGCCTTGCGCAACACATCTCGAAAGCAGTCCTGGTACTCCTCGGCAACCAAGGGAAGTGGCGGGTCTCCCGTCCGGTAAGACCACAGGGTGTCGAGCACCTGATTGCGGGGGCGCGAGTACCTCTGCACTCCCCCGCACATATCAACAGTCGGCCGTAGCCTTTTGTCCGACCATGGCTGCCTCATGACCGCGGTGAATTTCGCGTTCAGCAGTATGAACCAGTCGTACGGGGCGAGTGCGTCGGTCAAATCCCAACCCCTCCTATCTGATTCGATCGAAAACCTGCTTGGACGTGCTTTTCACCAGTCCCATGACTTCCATGCGCGCCTGCCAGGACAAGATGGATGCCATACACAGGTCGAACTTGCGGTCCCGGTGCAGCTTGCCGAGTATCCAGAGCTGCGAGCCGGTCTCGGGGTCCACTCGTTTAAGGAAGTGCTTTCCCGCGTTGCCGACGTGTCTAACCAGGTCGCCGTCGTCATCCTCGTTGTGTGAGATCCGGCCGGCGGCAATGGCATCCGCGTACGCCTGGATCGTCTTGATCATCCGATCCTGTTTGTTGGTCCAGAATTCCTGAACGATGGGCCGTTTCGTGATCCGGCTGTCGCCGTACCGAACCGCCCAGTCGCCGATCGTTGAGTTCCAATGCGGCGGGTCGGCGTACATCAGAAGTACTCGCGAGGTCTTGAATACCTCGCGGACCGCGTCGTCGACTTCCTTCTCGTCGACTTCCCAGTCCTCGGCTGCCTCGAGCGGTTTCTCGCATAAGTACGCCTTCTGCTGCATGCCCGTTCGCACATCGGTGACAACCAACCCGGTGGCATCCCGGAATCGGGCACCGTCGAACCCCAGGGTCACGAAAGCGCGGCGCGGAATCCACACCCCTGGTAGCCCCAGCGCCTTCCAGCGCCGGATGTTGAATGCTTGTGCGCCCTGCTGGGTCCAGCGGTTGGTCCACACACGCTCGAGGTACGACTTGTCCGCCTTGGGATCGTCCCACTGGGCTGCAAGGTCTTCCAGGTCCGTGCGTGCGGCAAGCTCGGGCCCGGAGGCCTCCCGGATCGCCTCGACGCGGTCCTCAAACTTCGTGAGGTCCCATCCGTCGGAGGCTTGCCGGTGGAAGTAGAACATGCGCGGACGCTCTACCTCGCCACGCTTGATGGCTTCTGCCAGGAAGTGGTCGTCCTCGGCTTGCGAGTTCTGCCCGGGTTCGCCGGCGGTCGTGGTCGATAGCGACCAGGGGTCCTGCGCCATGCGTTTACCGAGGTTGGCTTCCATCGTCGTGATGGCCGCTTTGTGGTTCGGCAGATACAGCCGGTGCGTCTCGTCGTAGCCCTGAAAGGTCGTGCGGCCGCCGTCGTTCGAGTTCGGCGCGTTGGCCAGGGCGACGGCCTTGCCATCGGCCTTGCCATCCTCGCCGATGCGCAGGATGCGGTCGAGCGCGGCGTCGAACATGTCGGCATCGACGCACTCTTCGCAGATGACCTTGAGCGCACCGTAGGCCAGTTCTTCAACCTGGTCCTTGGTGTTGGCCAGCAGCGGGATGTATGGGTCCACCACCGGCCGGCCCTGGGCAAGTCCGCACGGTGCATCCTCATCGAACCCGTTGAACCGCACCGGCGATTCCGGGTGTAGCTCGAGATAGGACACCAGGGCCATGAACTCGGTCTTGGCCGAACCTTTGCGCCAGGACACCGCGCCCCGCTTGAACCGGCGCCGCCCGGCACGCGGATGGCCTTTCGGCCAGTGCTCATAGAGCCGATAGAGCACGTACCGCCAGTCCTCGGCCAGGATGATCGGCTCACCCTTGAGGTCGCCGGGCCCATGGCAGGCCCGCTCCTCGAGGAAGTCGCACAGTTGGTCCCCGAGTGTGGGGAACAGCTCGCCGGTATCCGGCGGAACGATCAGTTCCAACGCAAGCCGCTACACGACGTGCAGATTCGCCCGCGCAACACGAGGATCAGGCTTGGCCGGAGTCTTCTTGGCTGCGGCGTTCTTGGCGGCACGGCGCTGGGCTGTCGACTGCGCCGCACCCTCTCCGCGCTCGATCTCCCATTGCAGGGCCCGGCGCGACATCGGCGTCAGACCGCACTGCGAGAGCAATTGGCGGATCTCGGCAGCCAAGGCCTTGCACTCATTCGGCAAGGTGCTCGAATGCCAAAACAACTGCATCAGCCGGGCCACCATGTACAGGGAGTCGATATCCGATTCGGTCCACTCCGGAACCATCGGCGAGGACCACGCCCGCGTCCACCAGTCCTGCACCTGCTGGTGCCACCTGCCCTTTGGCAACTCTGGAATGGTCGGGTTGGTCCGCGCCTTGAGTACTGCGCGAGTAGTTGTCGTGTTCCGCCGAGCACGTAGTGATGGGTCTTTGGGGGTACGCGGCATGGCCGAACTCCTATGTCAGGATGGTTGACTCCCATGTCGGGAATGTCGTTGCGCGACAGGCGAATGCCCGCGATTTGAGCGGGTCCGGAAAATATGGGGATCCGTACACGGCGAAATTCACAGTGCGTTCCGGCTGTCCAAGGTGACCCGGGGAGGGGGTAGAGGGGTGGGGTCAGGAGTCAAAGAGCGTTGGCTGGACGAAAACGACCGGCACTGGGCTACCACGCCGGACCGACCACTGCCGCTCGACCTGTGTTCTATGCGCGTGACAGTTGGCGCACCGCACGACGCAATACTTCGACACGTGATCGAGGAATCTGTTCAGCTTGGCATGAGTCGTCAACTTGGACCGGTGAGGCACCCAGCCCAAGCTCGCGCACTTGGTCTGCGGGTCAACGTGATCGAACTGGAGAGCTTCGGGCCAAGTGCTGAATCCGCAGTCGACGCATCCCGCAGTCGTCTTGATTTCATTCAACAGCGTCGCGGCGCGTCGGATGTTCTTGAGCTGTCCCGCGTAGGTGGAGGGCATTGACCATCCCTCCAGTCAGCGTGATCATGACCTGTCTTCGACCCTGGCCTTGCGGTTATTGGTTTTCTGGCGAGGACTGCAGTATTTGAGTTGCATACCGAGCGTGATTCGGCGAATGCTGCAGACCGTGGATATGCACGTCGGTCAGAGATCAGTCACGGCGCCGGTGGTGCGTGCGTTGATTGATGCGCAATTCCCGCAATGGCAGATGCTTCCGATCACCGAGATCAAGGGGCACGGGACCGTTAACGCCATCTTCCGGATCGGCGATCAGCTTGCCGCGCGGTTCCCGTTGCAGGGAGATGACCCTGCAGCAGTACTGGAACATTTGCGAGCTGAAGATGCGGCAGCAGCGAAACTTCTTGGTCGAACAAGATTCCCAACGCCAGCACCTGTGGCAATTGGCCAGCCCGGCGATGGTTTTGGGCTGCCCTGGTCCGTGCAGACCTGGCTGCGAGGCATTACTGCGACTGATCGCGACCCGAGAGATTCCGCAGGGTTCGCGCGAGATCTAGCAGAGTTTGTCGCCGATTTGCGTGCGATACCCGTCGACGGCAAGGCATTCACGGGCCCAGGCCGTGGCGGCAGGTTGAGCAGCCACGACGACTGGATGCGGACTTGCTTCGAACGCAGCGAAGGGTTACTCGACGTGCCTCGGCTGCGCGACGCGTGGGACCAGATGCGTGAACTACCGCGGGGTCCCAGTGCGGATGTGATGAGTCATGGCGACCTCATTCCTACGAACACACTGGTGTCTGACGACGGACGTCTGTCGGGCGTCATAGATGTCGGCGGATGCCGACCGGCTGACCCCGCATTGGACTTAGTGGCGGCATGGCATCTTCTCGACACCGAGCCCCGCAGGGTCTTCCGTGACTACCTACGGCCCGATGAGCCGCAGTGGCAACGTGGTCGCGCGTGGGCATTCCAACAAGCAATGGGACTGGTTTGGTACTACGCGGAAACCAACCCGGCGATGAGCCGACTCGGGCGACGCACCCTTGGTCGCCTGCTCACCGATTCGCCTTAGAGTTCATGCCGCTCTTCGGTCTCAGTCTTGTGGTCTTTGCAAGTCGCTTGGCCTGCGGTCATCGTCGCCTGAGCGTCTAATTGACGTTGTGCCGTTCTCGATCGCTCTCGCCGATTTCAAAAACCCTGCCCTACTTGCGTTCTTGCAGACACACCTGGACGACATCGCCCCGACGGGCCCCGCAGACAGTCAGCACGCTTTGGATGCCGAGCGCCTCCAAGCACCTGGAGTGAGACTCTGGGCCGCTCACTCAGCCCGCGCCGTGGTCGGAACCGTCGCCTTGTCCCACATGTCGGCAACTCATGAAGAACTCAAGAGCATGCGCACCGCCCCCGCGCAACGCGGCCGCGGGATCGCTAGTGCGCTACTGCTGCACGCCCTAGCCGATGCCCGGCAACGGAGCATCACAAGAATCTCACTGGAGACCGGCTCGATGGACTTCTTCGCACCAGCGCGAGCCTTCTACCTCAAACATGGATTCACAGAATGCGGTCCATTCGGGACCTACACCGAAGACTCCAACAGCATATTCTTGACCCTGCAGCTCTAGGTCCGGTCCTCGGTCCTGGCCTTGTGGTCATTGCATGGCCCGCACGCAGCACGCAGGTTCTTCGGATCGAACGCCAGATCTGGCCGGCGCGATGCGGGCTGCTCCTTGTCCACCAAGGTGGCTCGGCCCGTGCAGATGCCCTCGTACTGGATGCGGCAGCGATAGCGGTCTCGGTCCAGGATCTTCGGGACCAGCTCTCGCCAACGGCGCTGACGGGTCACCTCGCTGGAGGCTGTGCGCGGCCCTCTCCATGCCTGCGTGTGCTCAGGGCAGTAGCGGGTGAAGCGGATCAGGTTGGGGCATCCGGACACTGGGCACGGACGCGAAGCCCTAGGCATATGGACTACTCGGCGCTGCCGTGTCCGGGCGGGCCACCGGTGGCCGCGACGTGGTAGGTGTTGCACAAGCCCTCAGGGTCGGACACGTACTTACCCAGGTCGGCCACACAGCGCTTGAAGTCACCTGGCGTGTTCCAGGCGATCTTGGCCGCGCCCTCACCCTTGGTCCAGTACTCCTTGAGGCGATGGGCGGCACTGTGCTCACCCGGAGTCACTGCCTTTCCTGCGACCACCGGCGTGTCCTCCCACTAAAGCTCAGGCACCAATACGATTTGGACCAGCCAACGAAAGGAATGACTGTGGAAGAGATAGTGATTGCAGGGCTTCGCGACGATGCCAAGAACCACGTCGAATACTGCGAGGCTCATCGTTTCGAAGACGAGCCCGAGGCTGTGGCGCACCTCGATCGGGCGCTTGTCATCGCAAAGGTCCAGGCCCTGGTCTCCATCAGCGGTGAGCTAGAGCTCATCCGTAAGCACCTGCAACATCACGGAATCCAGCCGGAGTTCAAGACCTCCGACTAGGTCAGCGCTAGGTCAGTCGTCGGCGGCCTGGCGCGCGAGCATGGCACGCGCCACCTCGAGCAGACCGGCCGTGATGTACGGCGGCTGTGATCCACCCTTGGGGAAGTAGCTCACTCCCCCAACGCGGTCGCCGTCGTCGTCAATCAGTTGTGCGCCGACCACTAGGACGTAGTCCGTTGGGATGGACGTAGGTTCGTCCGAATCGGCGCACAGGCGGTGGATCTCGTTCACGACGTCTTCTAGACGGTTGAACGCGGCCTTGAGTTCTGTGTCCACAGGTCAGCTGCAGCCGAGGTAGTCACCGATTGAGAACTTCGGGGGCCCTATGGCGCTCATGCCCGGGAGTAGCGCGGCGAGTGCGTCGAAAGTTGCGGCCATTGCTGCATTGATCAGACCGTACGGCGGAAGCGGCGGGTACTCGCCGAGCGGCTGGCCGTCCACGGTCAGTGCTTGGCGAGGTAGTGCGCGGAGAAGTGCTGCGCGAGATCCGGCACGCGCACGTCGTATTCGGTCGTCGCAGTGCCATCCGGCTGCGGCTTGATCTGCCCCACGCCGTCGATGAGACCGGTGCAGGCGATGACGTCGTTGCAGCGCGGGCAGTCGATGTTGACGACCGCGGAGTGCGTGGCGGGCACATTGGCCTCCTGAGGTTGGTGGGTGAGGCGCCGGGCGCAGGTCCGCCCTCGTCCGGAAATAGGTCGGCGTCGTGGGACGGCCTTGCCGGAAGCGGTAAAACCATGGCATTGGCCCGGTTTGACGCCCGGCGCCCTCAGCCCGGCTTATGGGATGCGCAGAACGCGCGGGCGGCCAGCAGTCCGGCCGCGATAGCGGGCACGTCGTCGATGGCGAAAGGAAGCGCGGCGCCCACGATGGTGACCTGATCGCCAGCGGGCGTGCGGCGCATGCGGATCTCGGCGGGCGCCCACGCGCGGCCGACAAGAGGAACGAGCACCCCGTAGGTGCCGTACTCGTCTCGTTCGACCGTCGGCAGCTCCAGGAGTACATAGCCGCGCTCCCTCAGCCCGGCCGGGAGCACTGCGGCGATACGCTCGGCGACTTCGCGCGGCGAGTAGGTGACCTCGCGGCGCTCGTGCGTGAACTTCTCGACCACCACGGTGGTCAGCAGGTTGGGGATGCTCGCGATGAAGTCCGCGAGCGCGGCCCGCATGCGCGTATCGAACATGTGTTCGACAGTAGATGTCGGTGGCCCCTCCGGCAACCCCTGCTAGGTCGTCAAGGCCACAGGGTCGCCTATGACAGCGCCCGATCCTTCTCGGCGACTGTAGAACTGCGCAGGCGAACCCTCGGAGTCGAGAAACATGATCCAGGTCGATCCGTCGTCGCGGGTTCCTTCGACATATCCGGACCAGCCTTGCGCAGGTACGGGATAGCGGCCAATTTCAATGCGTTGCATGGCGTCTTCCTTAGGTGGGAGTGATGTTGGGAGCACCCCACCTGGGCGCCAGAAAGCGCAGGCCAACCGCCCGGATTTTGGACATAGTTGCGCTACTGCTATCTGTATTCTACGAGGTCTAAGCACTAATTACAAGGATGTGATTAGCGCTCCCCGCGTGAGAACACCTACGCAACCGTGGAGGGCGACAGGGGCCTACTTCTCACGCAAGGACGTGGTCACGAAGAGCAACACCATGATTCCGAACGCGGCCGCAGCGAGGCTCCAGTACCCCTGATATGTGCTGCCGAGCCCGAAGGCGAAGAGAACACCGGTCCCAGCAGAGACCGCAAACACCCTGAATATCAGCCATTTGAAAGCCGACCGGACTTCGGCGTCAGCCTTTCTTGCAGCTTCCGTCGTGGAAGGTGGCGGGTGCCCGGGTTCCTTACGGCGGATCTCTGCGAGCGCAATCGCGATCGATCGATCGACGGTGTCCTTGCCTGGTAGATCCCCGGGCCAATCGTCACGGACCTTCAGAAGGGTTTGCAGCCTGTCGTAGACAGACTTCTTGCCATTCCACCAGGCGACATACGCGGCGATACATGCGCCGACGACGACACCGATCGGCCCGATGGAGTTCTGGAAGATGACCTTCCCTATGGAATCTCCGGACTCCGCGAGCAGGATCTCGACAGGGCTCATGAACGCCAGGAAGTGACGCCGAATGTCCAGCCGGTGACTTCACTTAGACGAATGCAAACGAATCCATGGGGAGTCGTGCCGGCGCCAGGCACTGTGTAGTAGGCGTCCCTGAGGTAGATCTGCCGCGTCAGAATCCGGCGCGCGTTCTTGGTTCCGTGCTCCTTGAACGCCTTGTCGTCATCCTCGATCGCCTTGTCGGTGTCTTCGGCAACCGAATCGAAAGTCGTCTTGGCGAATTCGTCTGCAAATTGGGGCAATTCGCCATTGTCAGTCGCATTGGCGTAAGCGTCGCGGTATGCCTCTCCCATCGCCAGATAGAAGTCCTGCTCGCTTGCGATATGCCCCGCGATCATGCCGCCTTGAAGGAACAGAGTGACCGGAATCCCCGCACCCGATGCTCCGTAGGCAGCAGACCACGCAAGTTCCTGCAGCTTCCGGTCCGGGGCGGCAAAGTAATCGGTCGCTTGTGTCAGATCGTCGTAGAACTTGCCAGTCGCACTTTTCGGCGGCTCAGTGGTTTTCGCATCCGCGTCATCACTCATGACTCATGATCCTTCCAGTAGTACCTGCCGCAGACGATGAGCGACGCCCCAACAGTTCGCAGCTCGATGTCCGGCACCCACATGAACCCCGACCCGTGCGGAATGATCATGGCCAACAAGATAACCGCAGTTCAAAACCATTTACTTTGTCAGTAGTATGCGTTACTGTTGACACATCGCAACGGAAAGGGCACGCTGGTGAACAGCGATATCAAAGACATCGCCGATTGGGCGGCCTCACAGGGATGGACCGTGGAAGACACCACCAGTGGCTACACGCAGTTCTACGACCCCCAGGGCAACTACGTCGGCCGCTACCCCGCAACGCCATCGAGGCCGTTCCGGCGGATGCAGGACCTGACCGTGGCCCTTAAGAGGGCGGGTCTGCAACTGCCACCGCCGAGCAAGAAAGAACAGGCCTCGCAACGGCGCAAGGCCAGGGCGCAAAGCGAGATCGCATCCAAGGACGAAAGCAAGGAGGATGACCGATGAACACCGACTGGACCGTGGTCGCCACTTTCGACCGCGATATTGACCGCGAGACGATGGAACTCTTCGAGGACAAGTTCGAGGAGTTCGACGGGCTCGTCTCCCGCATCCCGGACCGTGGGCAGTTCCAGGTGTCACTGCATGCCAATGGGCCGATGGTGCATGTTTTCGAGAATCTGGCCGACTACCTGGCCAATGCGATTGACGGCGAACCGATCAGCCTGGAGATCCTGACCGATGCCGAGCAAGCCCGGCGCGCCGACGAGCCGACCATGCCCGAGTTGATGTCTGCAGTGGACGTCGCCGAGGAACTGGGCGTGAGCCGCCAGCGCGTACACACCTTGCGGACCAATCCGGAATTCCCCGCTCCCCTAGCTGAACTCGGCGGAGGTGCGGTGTGGGACGCGAGGGCCATCCGTGCGTTCAATGAACGATGGGATCGCAAGCCCGGTCGGCCGAGAGGTCGTTCCGAAGAGGTAAGCATTGCAGGCACCAGTGGTGTGTATGTCGTGCGCAATCGCACGACTGCACCCGTGAGGATCGAGGCCACGGGTAAAGTTCGCAAAGCGCGAGGGCAGACAGCATACGGCCCCATAAAGTCCGGAAGCGGTGTCCGCCATCCCAAGGGCAACGACGTTCACAACAAGGGCTGAGCACCAACCTGACAGGCCGCCGAGCGACCTTGACTCAGGCCGTCCTCCTACGCTCTCGCCGACGGTGCGTGGACTTCCCGGATTGCTTCTCGTTGAGCTTGTCCACGACGTCGTCGTAGGCGTAGAGCTTCTTGCAGCCTGGCGTCGAGGTCTGGTTGCGCTGCCCGTCGGCATGTAGGTACGACCGCGGTGCGACGCGGCCCAGCACTTTGTAGAACGTGGCCGAGGCCGGTGCCTCGCCGGCCAACTTCATCATCCGCAGCACGTCCGCGCCCGTCATCGGCTGATCACGAGCGCGCTCGCGCATGTCGCCGCGAAGTTCCTCAACGTCGTAGGAGGTTCGGCAACGTTGGCATGACACGTAGGCCTTCCCCTTCTCGTCGTACAGCTTCACGCCGCAGGTAAGGGGCACACCCTCCTCGCTCTCCCCCATAGACTTTGAGCACTCGCCGTACAGCTGAACCTCTGGGCGATCGATGGCCTTGTGCGCCTTCTTGGTGAGCATTGCCAGCTCGTCGTAGAGCTCGGCCGCGTTCTCCTCGGACATGATGGCCAGCAGATTGTGAGCCAGCCAGCGCGCCATATCGGCCGCCGACGCGCTGTAGCCGACGGGGATGCGGCGCCACCCGGGCCGCAAGGGTCCGATGAATTCAGACTCCACCGAATCCAACGGCAGGAACCGCATCCGCCGGCCCTCGGTGATCTGCTTGACCCACGACGTGAGCGCGGCGTGAATCTGGTTACGCAACTTCGAGGCCCGGCTATCCGGGAGTAGCGGCGTGGAGTCCGGCGCGGTGCGCACGGTGCTCGAGGTCATACGGGTCTGGCGGTAGGCAGACTCCATCAGACGGTCCAGGTACCAGATGATGCCCGGCTCCTCCCCCTGCGCCTCATTGCCGTTGCGGCGCGAAACCTTCTGCCCGACCAGTAGGCGTCGTATAGCCTTGCCACAGTTCCAGCACAAGAACAACTCGCAACGTTCTCCACAGCGGGTGCATTCGGTCACGCGATCTGCTCCCTTCCTCCGTATGTGAACAGAAACGCCACCTGTTGAAACAACTCCTCATTCCTTGGGTGATCGGGCTTGTCTCGGATGAGTCGAATTACATGGCGCACCAATGTGAGCGCGACCGTGCGACGTCCCGGATGGACCACCCACTGCTCTCGCGGGAACTCTGGACCGATAACGTCGCGCCGTTCGGTGCTGCGCTCGAAATTCGACCAGTCAGCCGTCTGCATCCAGTCCTCCAGGCTGAACAGGTTGGGCGGCAAGCGCTCGGCCAACAGCTCCACGTACTCGGCCGTCACCTCAGACTCCAGTGTGTCGAGATCAGTTGCGCCCACAAGTAATCTCCACTATCTCGATGTCATCCTGGTCGGCTTCTAGTTCGGCTATCGCCTGCAGCACTTGGGATTCCGCGCTCATCGTCTCCCCTCCGTTGGTTTGATTCGGCGGCGTTCCTTGGGTGTTGTGGCGCCCCATACGCCGAACTGCTCGTCGTTTTCCAGCGCCCACTGCAGGCAGTCGTCCCGCACGGGGCACCGCCGACACGCCCACTTCGCGGCGCTCGCCGTGACGGAGTCTTGTTCGTCTGGGTAGAAGAACTCCGAAGTCGATTCGGCGCAAACAGCATTCACCGCCCATGCGGGTAGGTGTCCTAGCGCTTGGATGCTCATCGCGCACAACCGGCAGCAAAAGCCGCGAAGGCTTCGGTACTGGTCTCGAATCGGCACCAGGTTTCATAGCCGTCGGTGTAACGCTTCTCGATACGCCATTCTCTGTTCACCGGCCAGATGCGCCATGGCGCGGGTTTCCGTGGCTGTGGGCGCCGCTTGCAGGCAACCGGGGTTGTTCCGGACTGGCTCATTCGGGCTCCACTTTCGATTGCGCGTAGGCGGCGTTAGTCCGGGCGGGGTGGAAGTCCTTGCGCTCGGTCTTGGTCGCCGAGTTCCAGCACGGCTTGCCAGGCTGGGCTCTACATGCCGGGTGCGGGCACCTGACGGCACGCTCTGGGCGTTGTTGGCTCGGATTCATGCTGGGGCGGCTGAATTCGCGCGGCGAGGCTCCTGCGGCTTCTGATAGCTCGCCCAGGCGTTCACGGGTACGGGCCTGCGTGCTGGCGTCAGGATCGCAACGCTCGGACTCGAGTGCGCTCATCCGACCGCCCTGCCTTGGTTCGCGTCGCTGTGGACGAGCTGGAGGGTTGGCGAGCCGCCGTGGGTGCATTTGACGGCAGCGTCATCCGGGGAGTCCAGACGCCAACCCGCGCTGTCGCATTCGGTGCAGTCCTGTCGACGGGCCAGGGCGTCGCGACGTTCGGCCTTGACGCGTCGGTACTCGGCCTCTGTGGCCGCGTCGTGAGCACGCCGCGCGTCAGCGCAGGCGGGGCACGGACGGTTGATTCCGCTTGGATGCTTAGGGCAATAGGGGGAAGGGATTTGAGCGAGGCTCTGGTGAGATACCTGACTTACGTAACCCTCTTTTGTAGATGTAGCTGTAGTAGAAGTAGCAGTAGCTGTAGTAGGGGCCGGGTTAGGCGTGGGGTTAACCCCAACCTCATCGTTAAGGGTTAAGTCGGGGGTTAATCCCCGGGTTGGCGGTGGGGATGCGGGCGGGGTTGGTGGCGGGGTAAACGGCTCCACGCTCGCGGGGTCGATCGCCCTCTGTGAGAGCATCTTGGCGACCTCGTCGCGCTTCCACGAACCCAGATCCGGTTCAGCCTTAACGAGCTTCTTGACCTCATGGACGATCACGCCGCGAAGCGTCTTCGACCCGACTGCGGATCGGGCGTTGGCCAATGTGACGGCCATATTCGGGATCCGCCACAACCCGTCGTGCTTGATCCATGACCGAATCAGGCACTCCTCGGTGACTTCGTCAATGAGCAGGAACAGCCGCTCTGACAAGACCGCGCCGGCCGCGACGATGCGGTCCACAGTCCAGTCGCCGGCGCATTGGGTGAGCTTCCCTGGCCTCCAGTCATGTGCCCCGCAGTACGTCCTGTCCGGGCTCGTCCAGAGCGTCCAGTAGAGGTTCTGTGCATCCACAGGGAGGTCGCGGAACTCGTCGTCGCCCCAGATGTCCAGGTTGATTCGCGTGTGATCCCTTGCCATTTAGGCGTCCTCCTGATTCGCGATTTCGAGCAGTACGTCGGCATGGCAGTTGATTTCACAGAGGGAGCCATTCCGGCTCACACGTCGCGGTGGGCACCAGCACGCGAGATCGTGGCCAGCGAGCTCGGAGCGGATCTCATCGAGACTCGGGTAGTTCGGGTACCGGCCGTTGAGCAGGTCGCACTGGAACAGCCACGCCGCGAAATGGCGAGCAGTATCCATGTCGCAGTACGACGGGCCACCGGTGATGTCCAGCGGTGAGCCGTGAACGCGGTACATCCGGCAGTAGCGTCCGCGCTCAGGCGTGATCTGGATCGGGTTGCCCCACCGGCTTGGCCGTGACACCACGACCGCTCCATCAGGCTTGCGCCAGCCCTTAGTGCGCCGCAACTGGATTCGCTCAGGCATGCGAAACCACCAACTCTGGCTGAGGTGAATGCGTAGCCTCACCGCCATGACCATCAGCCACGAGACCGGCACTGAGGACATTCATACGTTGGTACTCAAGCTCCTCGGAGCCTTCGCGCATCTGCAAGACTTCGTGGATAACGCGATCGCGAAGATGTTCTTCGATAAGCGGATGCCCCACACCGCTGACTTGGTCTGGCGACGGGCGGTCTCTCGAATTAACGACGCTGAACGGATCGAGTTGTTCCTCAACATCGCCGAAGACATCGGAACCGACGCTGACCTTAGCTCGACCAAGGACATATACATGGGGATCAAAGCGGTGAGAGACCGCGTTGCCCACTCGGCAACATTCAGACTCGATGCAGATGGCCGATTGATCATGAGCAAGAGCGTGCTGAGTACGTTTTCCAAACCTATACCCGCCCCGATGGAAGTGAGTCTCGTACAGATCTCTAATGCGCTGTGGGAATGCAGATGGCTTGAGGCTCAAATGCTTTACGTCGCCCTGCACAACCAGCAGGGGATTCGTGTGTCCCAGGGGCCGGTCGTACAGACAACACGGAAGCCCGCAGCCACGCCAGCTGAGTGGGACGGGATCGTGTTCCAGTCGGGCTAGGGACACGAAGTGGCGGATAGCCCTCGCGCCGCTCACGCCGCTTGTCCCTTCCGGCCCAACTGGCGCTTCACCGATGCCAGCTGAATATTCATGGCGGCCGCGATCTCCGCGTCGTCGTCACAGACCCACTGCAGGTCTTGGTACTCCTGCATCCAGGTCGACTTGCCACCGAGATCCGGTGCCGCGCTGGGGTCGTCGATGGTGTCTTCGTCCCAGGCGAAGGGCGGGTGCCAGCCCTTCTGGCCTGCGAGGGTTCGAAGCCGCTTCGACGGGCCAGGGGTCATCTGCAGTCGGCTGAACAACTGGGCTATCTCGCTGGCGCGACTGGTGGACACGGTTGCCCGGTGGAGATGGTTCTCAAGAGTGGAAGGCGTTATCCCGATCTCTTCGGCAAGAAGAGGAATTGACCATCCAATGGCCGTCAGTGCCCGCAGGCGCCGTACCGTCCCCGTAGCGTCGATGGTCGCGGTGTGGCCAACCCGCATGGGAACAGCGAGGATCCGGGCGGCCGTGACCTTGAGCACGGAGGAATAGGAAGCGTCCCGGATTCGATCCAGACCGCTGCGGCTGATGCCAGCTTGCTTGGCGATCTCTGCCCACGAGTGCCCGACAGCGTGAAGCTGCGAGATGTGGTCCCTAACCGGCCCGGCGTCGACATACCCGCGGTCTGCGAGTTCATAGTGCGGATTGCAGAACCCTTGCCGGCGCCGGATACCCGCGCGATGGCAGCTGGGCCTCTTACACTTCATGCCGCCTCCAAGTTTCCGTCGTTGTCCAGCAGCACGTTCAGCTCATGGCGGTAGAACACCGCGACGTCCGCGGGCTCCGCGTTCTGGTCCACGATGAACCCGAGGGTGCGAGCCTCCCCGCGCTCTCCGGCCTCCAGGAAGGTGTGGCACCAGGTGCACGCCATCAGACCGTTGGCTGCGAGCCGCGACGAGTGGCGCTTGGTGCCGCCATTGCCCCGGGGCCGTCGATGGTGACCGACCAGCTGACTGCCACTGCCCTGACACACGTTGGGCCACTGGACCTCACAGAGCCCTCCAGAGCGCTCACGCATGAGCCGCATGGCCTCGGAGGTGAACTCGGCGGTCATGCCGTCATCTCACCAACGCCGAGTAGCCAGTACAGCCCCGCGACGGCCTGCTGTGGCACAACTCCGTTGCCGATGATGCGCAGCATGGCGCTGCGCGAAATAGCAACGGCAGTAACCCATCCGAGCGGCCAGCCCTGCATCCACTCGGAGAATCGCGCGGCCAGACGCGGATTCCCCTTTACGCCGCGCTCCGTCGGTGACGGCGCCTCCCGGGTAATGGCTTCCCAGCGCCGGATCGCGGGCTCGTACTTGCCCCACTCTGGCGAGCCGTTCAGTAGCGCATAGTCAATCAGCTGGCGTGAGTGACCCTCCCGGCTGTCGGGATGAGCGCCGCCGCCTGTCGCATCGCTGGCGCAGGGCGTGGGCAACAAACCATCAATCGCCCGTAACCCCGGGTCGTTTCGTTTCAGGTCGGCTGGCGACGAGCTGTGCGCATCTGTCGCCTTCGGTGTCGGCAGCAGCAGCGGCAAGTCGGTGAGCGGGACACTGCGCTTCGCCCCCGACGGACGCACACCGCCAGTCACACTGGCGGAACGGCCACCGCTGCCGTCGGATGCGCCCGGCGTGGGCAGCAAGTCCGTGATCGAGTCGAGGCTCGGACGCACGGATGCCCCCGGGCTCGGCGATCGATTGCTCGGGTAGCGGCTAGCCGCCGGGGTCGGTAGCAGGTCTAGAGATCCAGATGTGCTCCCAACACTTCCGGCAGACTGCCGTTCCCGTCCTCCACATACTTGCGGGACGCTGGCGCCACCATCGATCCGTGAGCATCCATCGCCCTCGGTGTCGGCAGCAATTGGCAGACCGCCGATGGCAGCATCAGATCGCCCGATGAACCCCGTTGATTCGGACCCCCTTTCGTCCCGTCGGTCGCCCGCGGGGTTGGGAGTAGCGTCTTGACCTCCGCACCAAGGTTGCGGGCGTGACCGTTGCCGGTCTCTGGTTGCGTCGTCGGTGTGGGCAGTAGTGCATCGCGGGTCTCGCTGGTTGAGGCGCCACGGCTGGCCCTTGGGGTGGGCAGTAAAGATGACCCGGTAGCGGCAGTGTGGGGCCCCGACCTCGGAGGCGGCAATAGTTGTCCATTGCGCGTCATACCCGAGGTCGGCCAGGTCGCCGAGTACAGCTCCCGCTGCTCGCAGAACAGGTCGACTTGATCGGCCTCCCAAGTCATCGTCTTCGGGTTCCATTGCGCGATGGGCATATCCACTAAGCAGACCTCTGACGTTCTCGATGACCACGAGCTGTGGTCGTAGTTGGTTGATAGCCTCGGCATATTCGAGCCACAGTCCTGATCGGGTGCCCAGCGCGATGCCAGCGCGTCGGCCGGCAGCGGACACGTCCTGGCAGGGGAAGCCGCCGCAGAGTATGTCCACGGCCTCGACCTGCGACCAGTTGACCGCGGTGATGTCACCGAGGTTGGGGACACCGGGCCAGTGGGCGGCAAGCACTTTCGAGGCATCCGGGTCGGCTTCACAGTGCCACACGGTGCGGCCACCGGTGACGTGCTCGACCGCCAGATCCAGCCCGCCGGCTCCGGAGAATAGGGAGCCGATCCTAGGCTGGCCGCTATCCATCGGCGGTCTCCTTAGTCGCGCCGCTGCCCTTGGACGCGGGCTTGGCGGCTACCTCGGCGGCTTTCTTGACCCGCGTGGCGTGAGTCTTGATCAGATCTCCCAGCACGGTGGGGATGCCATCGGCATCGATCGTGGGGGCCACCGCGAGCCGGTTCCCAACCACCTCGTCGTAGAGGACCTTGAGCTCGTCCATAGAGTCCATGGCCAGGGCCCGTTGACGGTACTCCCGGGCCGTCGGGATCTTCTCTCCGTCGGAGAGCCACTCGCGTATCGCAGCGGCCAGATCATCGCCCGGCATGGGAATCACGGCCTTGGCCAGCGTGTGAATCCGCGACTTCACCACGGTCAGGGTGTTGTCCAGATCCATGTCGCCGACGAGGTCGAATTCATACTCGATGCCCTCGCGCTGCTCAGGCTTCATGCCCACCTTGCGGGGCACCTTCTTGCCGCGCTCGTTCTCCTCAATGACGTACTCGGTCTTGGAGCGCATCGTCACGATCAGATGACCTGGGAAGGCAACCAGGGCGTCGACCATGCGGCGCTCCTCGGGGCGAACTTCCTTCCATCCCGAGAACGTGTTGCTTCCATGGGCCCTGCTGTCGACCTGCTCCAGCATGCCGTCGACACCCATCCAGTAGTGCGACAGAGAATCGATGACGACACAGCCGAACTCAGCGCCGGCTGCGATCCCCAGCAGCTCGACCAGGGACAGTGGCGCGTAGCTGTCGGGCTGCACGGTCTCGAAGTGCCAGCCGTTAAGGCCCACGTACTTCGATGCGCTGCCCCGCTCGGTGTCGATGAACCCGACGTTCTCGGATAGCGCTGTCGCCAAGGCCAGCGCGGTGTAGGTCTTACCTGCCCCGGACGGTCCCGTCAGCGCGATGCGCGCGAACGCCGCCTCACGAGTGGCGGGCTTGAAGGTGAGAGTCATTCGCTCACCGCATCCAGATCCGTCGCGTCATTCTCAATGAACCGCACCAGATCGGCCAGCGTCTTGTTCTCGAGCAGAGGCGCCAAATGCTCGTCGGCGTCCTTCAACAAGCTGGTCCTGGTGTACGCGTTGGGTAACTCCAACCCGACCCATGGGCAGACTTCGCCATCGTCGTCAATCAGCAATCCGTCGGCTGCGGCCATCTTTGGCGTGATCTGGGCCAGGAACGATGGCCGCACAGCGGGAACGATCTCAGTGGGCCAACGCTGTTGGACCCACGCCGCCAGCCGGTCAGGGTCTTCCACCTTGAGCTTGGAACTGGGCTGCACTCGGGTGGTCGAGGAGACTTCGACCTTCTCGCCCTCGATGACGACGTGGCCCTTGACCCTCTCGTCTCCGAATTCGACATCGGCGCGCCGGTTGGCCTCTGCCTCAATCCTCTTGAGCTGCTGGCGTACCCAGGAGATCAATCCGAGGGTCTGTGCAGCGTCTCTGCGCCTACTCATTCTTTGTCTCCCACCATTCCCATGACTGCCACCGCCATCTCTTCGGGCGGCAGCGAAATACCCGTGCGCTCGAACACCACCTCGGGAGTTCCGGGGTAGATGCCCACACGCATTCCCTTGAACCCCAGCGTCATCCGGTCGGTATCGATCGCCTTGATGGCCGCAGCCAGCCGCCGGCCGTTGATGGCGACCTTGGCCGGGGCGCCAGAGAACCTGTGGGGTGTCAGCTCATCGCGAATGAGCCCATCACCGCCCAGATTCTGGACAGCGAGGCTGCCCTCGGTCGCGAACAACTCGATGCGCGCGTAGTCCCCCGAGCTGAACGCGGACGCCCGGCTGAGCATCGTCACCAGCTGGCTCCTGGTCACCTCGCACGCCGTGGTCACCTGCTTGGGGTAGACGGTCTCCACGGATGGATAGGGGTAGGCCAGAATGCTCATCGTCGACGTTGACCCGGCCCCTGACAGCGCGAAGAGATTTTCATCCCAGGACAACTCGATCGACCCGTCGAAACCCTTCCAAGGGCCCACCGCATCGGCCAACAGTCCGGCAGGAACATCCACACTCGTCACCTCGCCGGCGGCGAAGTCGAACGGGATCTGCTTGACGATGACTGAACACTTGTCACACGCAGTCAGCTCGAGATACGCCCCGGTGGCGGAAAGGTGCACCGCCGACCACTCGTGGGAGGCGGGATCACCGTCCGCGAATGGCGCCGCCGCGGCGACGGCCGCGCTGAACTCCGCTGCCATCACCGAACCCACGACGCGGTTCTCGGCCACCTGCGGCAGCTGCGGGTAGTAGTCGGCCTCCATGAGCGGCAGCACAAACGAGGCCTTACCGCAGCTGACCGAGAGCGTGCCGCCCACGGCCTCCAAGGCAACCTCGGCCTCCGCGGGCAGCAGTTTCCCGATGGTGGCAAGCAGTCGGCCGGAGACCAGCACGGGGCCGTCAACTTCGTCCACCTCGGCAGCGATCTCCATCCGGATCGATCGCTCATAGTCGTAGCTGCTCAGCGCCACGGAACCGATCAACGGCTCGATCAGAATTCCGGCCAGGGTCGGGGTGTCGGCCGCTCGCGGTAACCCCGCTGCGACAGAAGCGATTGCGAGCGCGAACGCGCTAGAGCGCACGGAGAACTTCACAGAAACTTCTCCGCATCCTGCTCGGTCAGGATCACGATCCGCGCCCCGGGGCGCAGCGTGATCACATCCCCAGGTGTGAAGTCACCCGTGATCACGATGCCCTCGGTGCTGAACTGGGAGACTTCTCCCGTGTACACGGTCATGCCACTACCTCCTGATACATCACGCACGAGCACGGAACTGGTTGGGACCAAACCCCGGTGGCCATCCGGTACTGAATGACCCCATGGCCTTCGCACAGCAGGCACACTTCGCCATCGGCCTTCGCATAGATGGCACGCGCAGAGGCCACAGTCTCGATATCTGCCCGCGCCGCGTTGTCACGAATCAGCTCGGCCAACGAGTCGTCAAAGTTCTGCAGGCTCATCGGCCACCGCACTCAAACCACAAGACCGCGGTCAAAAACACGGTGAACAGCAGCATCCAGCCGATCGCGGTCCAGTTCTGGATCCGCAGCCGCGCAGCCTGTTTCGCACATGGAGCGCACGGATTGAACGTCTGATGTACCGTGCACACCGGCACTGTCAGCTCGATCATTTGCCCTCTCCCGGCTGCGGATAGTCGGGATGCTGACCCGCCATGTGACGCTCCAGATTGGCGAATGCTCTATTGCAGCAAGGGCACACGCCGTTCGCGATCCGCTTCTTGGTCTTGGTCAGCTGCCCCTTGGTTGCGGCATGCGCACGACGCTCGTACTCCAGACGCCGCTGCTCGGTGCGGATGTCGGCCTCGCGGGCCTCCACCTGGCGCTGCAGGCGTTCTGCGCGCTCACGTTGCTTCTGCTCCTCGGTCTTGCCTGTGTAATGCTGGGGATGACCTGCCGGGCAGTGGAAGTTCACGTGATCATCGCGGCGTCGCCGCTCGAAGTCAGCAGGCATTGCGAACGCCATGCTGCAGTTGCAGCAGTACTCCACTACCAGCTGCTCGGTGTACTCCAGGGTCTTCATGCCGCCCACCTCGGCGCATCAATCCACCAATCCCCCGCCAGCGTCGGCTTGTAGCCCAGCTCGTCGGCGATCTCGATGTAGCAGCCCCCAAACCAGTTCGGGTCCTTGTTGAACTCCGGCACCGGGACACCGGTCGCCTCCGACACGTCGAAGGCCACTCCAATCAGGTGACCAATCGTTACCCCGATCTCCACGAGGTCGTCCTCGGCATCCAGCTCGTCTTGTACGTCTACGCACAACAGTTCTGTCGCGTTCATGCCGACCTCCCCGGCGCGACTCCCGCAGCTGCGATGTAGCGCTGGAGCAGGTCGGTGTGGCGGGGGCAGAACGTATTGACCGACAACCGCAGGATGCGGCCCGCGTCATACGACGAAAACCCCTCCCCCGCAACAAGTACCCCCACACGGCTCACACCTGGCAGCGTTGGAGTGGCATCGAGCTGCTTGCAGACCAGACCGCCATAACTGGCCGCATAGTCACTGGCGTCATCGGCATGTGCCGGTGGCGAGCACATAACTACCGCAGAAGTCGTCGCGGCCGCGAGGGCGGTCCGCCCGACTCGGGATATGGTTGATCTAGGCTTCCTCATGCCAATGCCTTTCCATGGGAGGTGTTGGTTGATAGGGCACCGGCGTCCGTTGGACCCGCCAAGATCAGACGGACGTCGGTGTTCACAGACCGTGTTCAGTTGTGGACGATCAGGCGGAGATCTGCCTCGACTTCACATATGCGCGCAATTCGTCCAATTCCCAGCGGAATCGGCTACCTACCCGGATCGGCTTGGGGATCTCATACTTGCCTTCTCGGACCCACTCGCGCAGCGTCTCGGGGTGGATCTTGAGGATTCGAGCCGCCACCTTGGTAGTGACGAGAACGGGGGCGCCACCTGATTCGGTCACGGGCGTACCTCGGCGAGCTTGCCGCGCAGGAACGGTATTCCAGACGGCAGCACGAAGGCGGTGGCGTATGGAATCGTCTGACCCGAGGGGTGCTCGTACGTGCCGGGAATCACCTTGAAGTGATGCGAGTACCGCTGGTACGGAAGGTTATTGCCGCGCTGGAGGATACCGAGCTTGCGTAGCTCGGCCATCATGATGTTGCGACCCCAGCCGAGAATCTTTGCCGTGGCGTTCATAGAGAAGCAGCCATCGGCGTCCATGAGGTGGTCGTAGAAGTCCGCCTTGGGGGCGAGCTCAATCACCCTCGCCTCGGCGACTTCCGCACGCTCAGTGAGCACGGCGACTCGGCGGGCCGAGACCTCTAGAGCGCGATGGATCAGCTCGTCTTCTGTCATCGCCGCGGTCAGCGCAACCTCCGCCTGACGGGTCTTCACCGCGAAGTAGTGCTGCGCAGCCGCCACCTCTGGCTTGCGGGTGTCGCCGTTCATGGCAATCAGATAGGCGGCGTATCGCGTGACGAGGTAGTCCGTCTGCGGCCGACCTGCACCCTTCTTACTGACGACAGTAAAAAGGGTTCGCACGTTGAATCCCTCATTGTGTGCCGTCTGCTTGGCGCGCTCGATGACCTTCTCGAAGTTCTGCCAGTTGTCGTAGGCCATCTGCTCCATCAGTCGGCGGGCCGAAAATCGGTCCTCGCCCCCTTGTGCGCAGGGAATGCGTCCACTGTCAAATAACGACACGTTCGCGGACTCCTTGCGACGGAGTTCAGACACCTGAACATCAGTCATTACACAACCCTTCCAACACTCGCGCGCTTATTACTTGACACTCGCTCCTCAAAAAGGACGTCGGTGGGGATGCCAAGCGCGTCCGAAATGCGGTCAGCAACCCTAGGGGTGCAGCTGGCCGTCCGACCGGCCGTCAGGTGGTTGATGAAACTTGGATGGACCGCAGCTGTTCGAGCTAGCTGACGTGCGGAGAGCTTCTTATCGGGCTCCGGGCCCACGAAGGCCTTAAGGAGTTGCACGCTTCTCAACCGCATCCAGGTGCCCTTCGGTCGCCGCTTGAATCGAGTAGCCAACGTCTTCTCACATCCTGCCTATTAGGCGCCTATTTTGTCAAGCAACAAGCAGTATTGTCTGCCTACTGATAGGCAGTTGTCAAGGAAATGACAGCGGTGTAGTTCCCCAGCCTGGTGGTTTACGGCATGATGTCCACCAGTTGTTAGTAGGCAGGGATTGGTGGCAATCCAGTCCCCAAGCACTAGGCGGGTCCGGAGGTGGTCACGTTGCGAGAACTCGGTAGGGGGTTAGACAGTCTGAGCGTGCCCACGCTCGCAGAATTCATCAAGATCGAGAAAGGCCGCACAGGCGTCTCGTATCGCGAGCTCGAAGCTCGTTCCAACTCCACAATCAGCGCTCAGCGATGGCAGCAGCTAGGCACTGGCGTACGGATGAAGGAGTTCCCAGAGCCGACAACGCTTGAGGCTATGGCAACCGCCCTGAATGTCGATGTGACCAAGCTGGTACTAGCGTCAGCGAGATCGCTGGGACTAGATGTGCGAGAGGGGGCCACGTTCTACGGCCACCCGAGTGACGCCCATTCTCCTATCGAAAGGCTGGAGGAAGTCAACGTGGATCTTCCACGAATCTCACTCAGGGATCTCAAGGAGGGAGCCACCCTGACTATGGTCATGGAGTCGCTATCCGAAGTGCTCGACCATCTTGACGCTGCCGACACTGCGAACCGTCTACTGGCTCGGCAAGCTGCATACACCAGCGGCCTTGACGAGAGACTTCCGACGGCCAACGAAGTATGGACCCAAGCCGAGGCGTCCGTCGCCGAGATTGCACACGTTCGTTCCGTCTTTGCAGACATGCTCATGGGCTTCATGGCAGAGTCGGATCCCTCCGTCGCCAATGAGGTGATGGCGCTAGCCAGGCCCCTGCTCGTGCGCGTGTTGAAAAATGCGTCGAGCCCGGCAACCATCACCCCGCTGGTTTCGAAGTCAGACAACGCGGAGGTGTCGGACGCTGATGCCCGCACCGCCCTGGAGTCCTTCAATGCCGAGACTATGGGCGTCGATCGTGGCGATCACGGCCGTCAAGAGCACGGCTGACCATTCCTGCCACGGGTTCTTGGCGAGCCGTCGGCCCAGCTCTAATTGCAGGTATGCAACATCACCGGTCGGGTCAAGATGCGGCAGCGCGTAAACAGCCGGCCTTTGACGCACTGTGCCGGGTGTAGCAGGTGGCGTACAGTCATTCATTGTCTAGTTCCTTCTTGTCGTGCCTGCTGGGGGACGTTAATGAGGAGCCAGTCAGGATGGCCCGGGTGTTGCTGCACCTGGGCCATCTGCCTGCGTGTCCCTTGGGTCATTCCGCTGACCTACTAAGTCTGGCGCATCAAAGCGGTCGAAACGCCTTGCGCCCATGGTCAATTTCCCGCTAATCCATACCCATGCCTATCTACCTGTCCCTGCAAAGGGGTCGAGCACACGTTCGACCCGAATGAACGCTACGAGTGAGTCTGCCCGACGATCCAGGCAAGTTGGCCATAGTTGACCGCACCAATTTTGTGCCACCAGATAGGTCCATATCGGCCTCCCTTCTCGCCCGCCAGATCTCACATTCACCAGCATGGGGCACACCTTGGCGATCTTCTACATGCCCCAACTTCCACCCGGCGCTCCGGAGCATCTGTGGAGTGCTCGATGGCCGTGGATGGCCACGTTGGGAACCGTTTCGGGCTCGCGCCCAACACATACGTTCTGCATCTTCTGACCGTATAGCCACCGTGACCTGTCCTCTCACCTCAATTTCCGGCATAGATCCGACCTTAAGCAGCCGAGCCGACGGATGCCCACCACTAACGACCACTTTCTTCATTGCCAACCCGAACCGATGCGCCAAACACTGCCCGGGCGGCGATTGAAACCACCACTGCTGGGCGTCGAGAATCCTTGGCATGGCGAGCCGGCGGAGACCAGGTTCCGGTACTCCGTGCCCATCACATCCACTGATTTCGTTGTCATGGAAGTAGTCTCCCCTCACCTACCGGACATTCGTGGACAGCCAAAACTGCCGGTGGACGGCAAGGCCAGCGGCTATCCGACTCGCTCATCTGCATATCTCGACGCTATCCCCACCTCTGCACCCCCCTCACACCCCAAAATCGTCGGGCCTCCAGTCCCTTGTAACTATCGATAGCCATGGGCTGAAAGATACCCCCAATACCTCCATTTCGCTAATGTCAAATCCCTAAGTCCTATATGCAACTAGCAGGCATTATATAAAAATCATGCGTATGCCAGCAAAGCAATCTAGATAGGGCCTACAGACACAGTAGGGCTGACAATGCCTGCGGTGAATGCCGTGTAGGCAGTGCTGACAACCGCACGGAGTCGGCGACACTCCGCCAGGGCAAACATGCGGATTCTGTACAACCTTGAGGCCCAACACCCCACGTCGCACGGCGCAGCTGGCGGTGCGTGACGTCACGTATCTGGCGGCAGGCCACACACCCGGCCACCGTGGCAACATCTCGGGTCGCGCGCATGGAGCCTTTTGCTTGTCTCGCTCATCGTTGAACGCTCCTGCAATCGGGGTTCGGCTGACATCTAGTACGACGTCGCGTGAGACCGATTCGGTTCCAACGAATTTCAACTATCTGGAGAGTTTCCGATCGTCACACCGACAGTGGCGGATGGCACCAGGAATAAAGCGCCGCAGCCTGTTTGGCCGCGTACGCCATCGCCGGCCTCGAGCCGCGAGAAAGAACTGCGTGCGCCTCTTCGAGTAGATCCCGCACGGGCCTCAGCAGCTGGTAGTCGATGCCGTTGGACCGTTTCGGTAACGGTGGATGTTCGTCGCGGGTTATCGACGCTTCGAAGGCTGCTGCCGTGTTCGGCGCCACCACACGACCCGCGAAGTACGCATCGACCATCTCGTCATCGGCGCGCATCTTCACCGCATAGCGTCGATACGCGTCGGCCTGCCACCGCATCAGATCCGCGAGCGCCTGAAGGCTCGCAGCGTCCGGTGACGAAATCCCGTAGCCCGCAGCGTCATCGAGGAAAGCGTCGAGCTGCCAGGCCGCCATATCGTACAAACCAGCGGCCAGCTCTAGCCGCGCTGGATCGAGTTGGGGTTGTGGCTTACTCACAATCTGTCACCAGCACTCACGCCTTGTTTGCACGGTTCCATACGATGGTGTTACCACGCCCGATGTAGCTGATTTTCAAGGTCGAATCGCTGACGCTGAGCGGGGCGTAGAGAAGATTCATGGGACCGCTGCGGAAGTTAATTTTGAGCCATAGAACGCAAGCGTTTTCCTCACCGGGCGTTGGCTTCCCTGGTGTTTGACTCCACTTTGTGAAGTCCCATGTACCAGTGAGCTTCTCGTCCAACACACCGTTGACCAAGGTGCCATCCGTGTTCAGGGTGTACATACCCGGGGAGCTATCCTCGTCCCAGCTACCGGCGAATTGGTCCCGCGTGAAGTTGGATTCACATACCGCCGGCGGCCGCGAGGGCGTCGAACTCGTTGTATCGGAGGCATCCGAGCACGCCGCGATGATCAGAGCGGTAGCTGAGACCAATGCTTGTGTGCGATGGCTTCGCCAACCGATCATGCATGATCCGATGCCGAACATCCCGATACGACATGGTCATTGGTGATGTCCCAGAGATACCAATTATCGGTCTTCCGTAACTCAAAGGTCGCCTCGGACGCGGATGGAGTCCCCGTGGTGTCGCCGCTTTTGAATGACGGGTAGGTATAGCAAGTGCTGATTACCGCTATCGATGACTCAAGAGAGGTAAGCGCGGTGTCAACGAGTTTCAGTCCATGCTCCGCGTCGGGCCCACTGACCGGGTAGCCGTCGCTGTTGTACACCTTGCCGAGCCGGACCGCCGCATCGTGTGCTGCGCTGAACCGATCGGGGGCGACGATTGACACGAATCGTTTGTATGCCGGGCTTCCTTGCCCTGGCCACCTGTAACCCTCGACAGCCGGCCAGATGTCATTAGTGAAACGAGCCATCACACCGTCGTTGTCCGGTACCGCTGCCGATGTACTTGCGATCGGCGATGCGCTGACGGTGGATTGGGTTGACGTTGCCGGGCCGCACCCGGCGGAGAGACCCACAGCCAGCAGGAGCGAGCACACGTGCAGCAGCGTCATTTCAGCCTCAAAACGTCGGTTCGTCTTCCATCACGGTCCGCGTTGTCTAATCGGACCGGCACTCCGGATTCTGGTGCGTTAATCATGAACCCATTCCCAACATAGATACCGGTGTGTTGGGTGTTCTGGCCACTGAATGCCTCATGTCCGCTACCGGGGATCTCGAAGACCAGGATGTCGCCCGGCCGGGCGATACTCGAAATCTGCGCGGATGGGATACGTGCGCCTCCGTCAATAGGCGCTAGGTGCTGACTCTTGTCGATTCGGTCGGTACCTGCACCGGAGTCCAGGCCGTCGGCTCGTTGGAACACGTCGTATCCGGCGCCCTGCTTAGTCGAGTAGCGCACGAGTCCGCCGCAGTCGAACCCAACGCGCTGGTCGTCGTGATACTGATGTGCGCCACCATCAGGAGGATCGCCAGCCAGCGTTCCCTGCGACGGCCCCTGGGTGCTGTGATTGCCACCCCAGGCATACGACACACCCTGCGAGCGACCAGCAGCACCGATAACGCGCAACCCTTTGTCGCTGACGGCTTCTGGCTTGGGCAGCGCCAGCGGAGGTGTTCCGGGCGCGCGTTGGCTGCCATCTGGGTTCTTGCCTGCCAGATAGTCCTTCCATGCCTGATCACGCTGCGGCCCCGCTGCCATGTTCGGATCCCACCCGGGCGGGTTGTCAGCCATGGGAATCGTCTTGCCGGGGATCATCGTCGGGGTGGCCCCGTTCGGGTACGGCGGGTTTCCGTCAGCGCCGCCCACGGGTGCAGACGCGAGAATCGTCGGATCGCTCTTGTCGGGCTGCTTCTTGGGATCCGTGGGTGTATCAGTCGGTGAGACCGAGCGCCGGATGGCCGCGGCGATATCGTCGTCGATCGCGGTGGCGCGCTCAAGGAGCTGCTTGAGTTCGTTCTCTTTGTTGTTTTTGAGGGTTTCGAGGTTGAGGTCGCCGTGGATGTCGCCGACGATCTTGCCCTCAGGTGTGATCTTCCATCCGCGTTTGGCGATCTCGTCCTTGAGTAGTTTGTAGTCGGTGACGATGTGCCCGACCTCGTCGACGACAGGCTCTAGGGCGTCTGTTACCGCCCGGGTCTGCTTCTGTTGTTCGTCAATGTCTGTGCGGCGCTTACCAACTTCGAGCCGCCACGCATCGGCCGCTTCGCCGCCCCATCCTTCAAGGGAGCGTTTCATGCCGTCGAGCGTGTCGCCGAGATTGGTGAGTCGTTTGTGCTTCCCGAACATGACGCCCAGTAGTTGGACCAGCGCGTTGGGATCCCACTTATCGAGTTCGGCGACGCTGACCATCAATGGCCTCCGTCGGTCTTCGCGATGCTGTCGCGGCTGCGCTGATCCTGCGCGGTGAACTTGCCAGCAGCCTCCTGCATCCAGGTACCCAACCCGCCCAAGTTTCGGTGGAGCACGTCGCCCTGTTCTGACCAGAGGCCCTGCGCCTCGTTCAATGCTCGCGCCGATTCGCCGATCCATCCGTCCGCGGCCTCGGCGACGCTGTCCGTGTCATGCGCATGATCCGCGCGGGAGTCGGTGACAGCATCGATCAGCGCCCATGCATGCCGGTTCACATCTTCGGGATTGACCTGAAGCGCCACGCCCGCCCCTCCTACCGACTACCGGAATCTGATTGCACCACTGCCAGTTTCACTCGAACTTCACGTCCCAGCCAAGGGCCTTGTAGCGGCGTATCTCTCTTTCGCGCTTGGCCTTTTCGGCTTTCTCCTGCTCGGACCAGTCGCCAATAACCCCCGGTGAAGCTGCTGGCATGTCGCCCAGGAACTCGTCGGTGTTGTCGTAATTGATCAGAATCTGGGGGGTCGCCTTCTCGCCGTCGTCCTCGCCCTTGCCGCCGCGGCCGTGTGCTCCCGGGCTGCCCATCATCCCCATCGGGCCACCGCCGCGTATACCGGCGGCACCTACCGCCGCAGGGTTGATGCCGGACCCACCGCCGCCAGCGGCACCACCCGGTAGGCCCGCACCACCACGAAGCGCACTCAACCCACCAGGTCCGCCTGCACCTGAACCGGGCCCGCCGACGCCTGTGCCGGTGCCCGTTGACGATGGAGAGAATCCTGCCGCCGTCGTACTACCCAACGGGAGACCAGAACCACCCGAGCCGGCACCCAATCCAGAACCTGCACCACCGGAACCTGAACCAGCGCCCGATCCCGATCCCTGACCACCGCCAGAACCGCTGCCTTGGCCACCACCCTGACCTTGCCCCTGTCCAGCTCCAGCCTGCTTCGCATCACCACCGGCCAGCTGCGGCTTGGTGTCCTTGTTGGCCAATCCGTCGGTGGCGGGCGGGGTCTGGGTGCCGCCGCCCGAACCACCCCCGCCATTGCCTCCCCCACCACCGTTTCCACCACCCTGATCGCCGGGCATCGCCCCCAGCTGCTGCACATCGGGGTCTGTCACCTTGGGACGGTCCGTCGACATCGGGTTGGTGTACGTGCTTTGCGCAGCAGCACGAATCGCATTGAGAGCCTGCTGCTTTTCGTCCTTCGAAGCATTCTTATCCGGAACCGGATAGCTGTTCGGAACCCGACTGGCCGCGATCAGCGTCTCGCCATCCTGCTCCGCAGCCTGGCTCAGCTTCCCCGCCTCGGCCGCCAACCCGGTATCCGGGTCCGCGATCTTCTTGTAGGTGCGATCCACCGCGTCGTACGCCGAATTGGCAGCCTCACCCGACCATGACTCGGAATCGAGCAGCTTGCTACGCACCTTCATCGCTGTATCCACCGAATCGGAAACGGCCCCATAAACATTGGTCCAGCGGTCCGACTCGGCACGCGCCGACTCCACACCCAACCCAGTCAGCTTGGAAACGATCTCCTGATGCGACATCCCCTGCCAGCCATCATCAGCCATCACTCACACCCCATTTCACTTCGGAAGAGTCGGCGCCACAGCAGTGGCTATCTGCTTGGATTTGACGCACGCATCGGGCACATCTTTGGCTTCCTGGACATCAACGACCACGACGACGACAGCGACTGTTGCCTGTTCTGATGGCAGGATCACGGTGCAAGTGGGCACCGAAGCGACACGGCCCTGGTAGATCACTCCATCGACGCCTGCCACGTTGATGGGCTGAGGGTTGTTGTACAGCTCGGGGTCCAGGTAGGACGACACCTTGGTGTCAGCGATCGTCAGGGCAGCAGTCCACCCACCGCTGAGTCCTCCCCACTGGCAGCCGCGCAACTGCGGATCTGTCGTGCCTACATCGGTCACCTTCGCCGAATCCAAACCCCAAGAGCGGAGCTGTTCTGTCGAATAGCCAAAGCACGGGTCATAGCTTGTACCGTCGTTCCAATGGTTCGGCGGCGGATGCGGGGCCGTCAACGTGCTCGACACCTGCGGCCGTGAGGTCACGTTGGTCGTCGCTGAGGGCGTGGTGGAGCCGCTGACATCCACCGGCTTGGTGATGCCGGTCGACGGGCCGCAGCCCACAATCGCGAAGGCCACGGCCGCCATCGTCAGAACTAATCGCATCATCAGTACTTCACCGTGGCCGTTCCATCCTTGTACGGGTTGATCCGGCCGGCGTTGCGCTCCTCAGTGTTGCGGTACAACATCTCGGTGGCGATGAAGTGGTCGGCGTGACTTTTGTAATGCGCCGAGATCTTCTTGAGGGCATCGACGGCAGCTGCACGCTGGGTGGCATAGTGCTTAGCCGCAGCCTTCCCGGAAGGCAGATCCCCCAACGCAAGATCTTGATCAAGGCTCACGGCTGAAATCTGTGTCTCGACCATGTCACGAGCCCGCAGCATGTCCCCGGCGAGCTCCATGCCGTAGCCGTCCTTGAACTTTAGTGTGGTGCGAGCAGCCTCTGCGGCGTCCTGCCGAGCATCCTGGGACATCCCATTGATGTCGAACTTGTACTCGCCCACTGCCCACCTCGCGTTCTGTCGTAACAACTGGCATTCATCTAGATACGACGACACTAGGGCCAATTCGGTTCCAACAATTTTCAAGAAAATCAGCAGCGGGCGAGAAGTCGGCATTCGGACTGTCAAAAGCCCGTGACTGATCTTGGCTCGGTGTAGATTGCGCTGGCACCGCGGATATCGGGAGGGTCGACATTCTGTGGATACTCGCGACGACGACCTCGGCCAGGAGCCAACTATGGCTTCGAGCGCCGCCCTGGCGGACACCGGTATGGCTGGCGCGGTCCCGGCGGCGTGGTCCGATTCTGATGACATTGACGAGCTAGAGCCCTACGACGATTTCGGGCGGCGCAACTGGTTGATCAGTGGCATCGTGTTCGGGGCTACAGCTGCGGTCGCGTGCCTCGCTGCCGGTGGCGCATACGTCTTCCTCCGCGAAGGCCCCCATGAGACACCAGCCATCGGATCACCCATACCCCCATCCTCGGTGATTGCGCCAAAGGTCACCGCTCCACCTCCAGCACCTCCTACTCCGCCCGTAACGACCGTGAGCCCCGCACCGATCGCTCTGCCTGCTCCGGATGGAAGTGTTTTTGTCGGCACCAAATCTGGAAAGACTTCTTGCCAAGTCACCCCTGGCAGGGTCGGATGTTTGGTGCGGTTCAGCATCAGCACACCGATCATGTATGGGATGCCTGCCAACGGCGTGGAGATCACGGCCGGGGGCGACTTCAACTGGATGATCGGTGATCGCGGACAGGTGCAATACAAGACCTTGAGCTACGGGACGGTTTATCGCACCCTTGGCTGGACTATCACCCCAACCACCGAGGGCACGAAGTTCATCAATGATGCAACTGCTCACGGAATGACGGTGAGCGTGGAAGCCGTTACTCCGTTCTAGCAACCCGCTTTGCGCCAGAACGAGCTCCGCACCCATCGGACAGTAACCGACCACGTTAGACAGTTTTGGACAGTCAATTGGTGTACGCGATCGCCAGATCTGTTGTCGCAGAACGGACTAGAATGACTGCCCATGAAGCCAGGGTTGACGCTCACTCCGGGGGCGCGCGGTGTCACGCGGTAGGCCGCAGCGACCCATAGGGGTTCCCGGCAGGGTGCACCGCAAGGAGATCGCCCCCGGCGTCTGGGAGGCCATCGTCTCAGTGCGCGACGCGAGCGGCAGGCCCCGCAAGCTACAGCGCATCAGCCCTCCCAAGTTCGACACTCGCGGACGCGCGATTCCGGACGCTGGAGGCAATCGTGCGGCCGAAGCTGTCCAGGTGGCGGCCCGCGATCTGGCCAGCTCACCGATGGACAACACGATCACCTTGAGCACCACCGTCGCCACGCTCTGGACCACGCACTACCGCCCCTATCTACTCAAGAAGGGCCGCGCACAGCGCACCTTGGACTCCTACGACCGCGAGGCCGAGCGGTTCATCAAGCGCTTCGGTTCGCGTCGACTTTCCGAGGTTCCCACCACGTTCCTGGAGTCCTACCTCTCGGATCTGGCAGAGCACCACGGTCCCGGGTCCGCCAAAGCGTGCCGTTCGGCACTCTCTGGCATGTTCCGCTACGCGATTCGGATCAGCAGCGGCGCGGTCTCAGTGAATCCCCTGCGCGAGGTGGAGCTCGACAAGGATGTCGAACCTAAGGGCCGCACCGGTGGCGCGGCCCATATTGGCGCCGAGGACGTTCGGTTCATCCTCGAGGCCGTACGAAGGTCTGCGGCGCCGTGCCCGCGGATCCTGTCGGCCGCCGAGCGCCAGAAACCGCCCAGGAGCTACACGCCGCCCACGGTCGCCGAGTACTGCGAGAGTGCAGACATGGCCGACTACGTGGATCTGCTGTATGGGCTGAACCTGCGCACCAGCCAGGTGCTCGGCGTGGTGTGGCCAGACTTCGATTTGGTCAACCGTGTGTTCGTGCCTTCAGGCAAGATCACCCGCGTCAAGGGCAAGGGCCTAGTGCGCGTCACCAAAGACGACGACCCGAAGAACCGCTTCCAGCCAATCTCGGTGCCGGAGTTCGCCATCAAGACCCTGGAGGCCCGCAAGCACGCACTGGCCAAGCGCAAGCTCGCATTCGGGGCGCCGATCGCCGACGAGTTCGCAGACCTCGTGTTTCCGTCCGACGAGTGGACCCCGCGAGACCCCACCAACGTCGCGACACAATGGCGCCGGATCCGCGCTGCCCTGGGCATCGCCGAAGACATCACCGCGCACAGCTTCCGCAAGGCCGGCGCGACCTTCAAGGACGATGCGGGGCTTCCCATGCGCGTCATCGCCGACTCGCTTGGTCAGGCCGACATCCTCACCACACAGCGGCACTATCTGGCTCGCGGCAAGGCACACCCCGAGGCGGCGGCCGTGCTGGATCGCATGCTGGAACAGCCTGCGAATTAA